TGATGAGCCTTGTGGCCCGGTAATCAGCCGGATTGGATCAGGGGTCCCCTGGTACCCCCGGTGGGAATCGAACCCACGTCAGCTGGTTAAGAGCCAGCTGCTACAACCACTCAGCTACGGAGGCATGTGGGAGAGTTACGGTCCCCCCGCCGCCACACAAGCCGGTACCAGCTTGCACGGTGGAGACCAGAAGTCTCCATCTCAGTCCTGCGGGAGCGAATCGAACACTCATTGCCATAACGACGGCTGTTTTACAGACAGCTTCCAGGACCACCCAGAATCCGCAGGTTGAGAAGGGCTGCAGTCACCTGCTTTGGATAGGGTGCCCTTCATACCCCACCTGGCTTTAGGGACCAGAGCGGAAGGTGGAGGAATCGAACCCCCGCCCAAAGACGTAGCTAGCTAGCAACCAGCTTGTGCGCCATGCACACACCTTCCATTTACCCCTTACGGGATCTAATGACGTTCTGCCCCCCAGATCTGGGGGCGAACTTCACTGTTGACTCGTACTTCTTGTATTTCTTGATGGTGGGGTGCGTCTTGTAGACCTTGCCCCCCATTGCTGTACCTACGTGTCCTTTGTTCATAGTACCCCCACGGAGAGTCGAACTCCGTCCCAGAGCTTGAAAGGCTCTTATCCTAACCGATAGACGATGGGGGCATGCAGCTTGGCCAACCACCAGTTCAATACACCGGCAGTAACGTTGTCGAGAAATAGCTCTACTGACGCTAGCTGGCTTGACGAGCGCTGTGACCCGATCCTTCCGGTGGAGGGGGCGGATGGCCCCCGCATGCTTGGCCCTGTCGTCCCTGCTGTAAGTGAGGGACTGTCTACCTGAGACTTCGCTCCTTGGAATATGCCCTGGATGGCGTGGTCTTTGCGCTCCCACGGGGAATTGAACCCACGTCTACATCCTTGACAGGGATGCGTGCTAAACCTTCACACTCTGAGAGCATGTCTCCCGTTTCGAGACCACGGTGGGAGTGACCGAGTCGCTACAACAGAGCAGCAGCACAGCATTACCTGTTGGCCCCTGGTGTCCATCTCTTAGAGGATCGTGTGGGAATTGAACCCACGTAGCAGCTTTTGCAGAGCTGTGCCTGAGCCACTCGGCCAACGATCCATGAATGCCCCATTTACCAATTCTTGACGTAGCCATCTGCTTACCCGGCGACATCACCAGGTGGATTGGAGGTGGGGCCCTCCTGTGGTGGTTCCCTGCGGGTTCGAACCGCATCCTTGAGGATTTCAAGCTCATGTGCTTCCAGTTACACCTGAGAACCATAGCGACCAGCGCTCTGCCGTTAAGCTACTCCCCCGCTTGCGTCGGGGGAGGCGGGATTCGAACCCGCACCTCTGATCTCGTCGGGGTGGGGAGAATCGAACTCCCATCCCGTGGTCCCAAACCACGTGTTATTCCATTTCACTACACCCCGTAGTGGCTGGTTGTTTTACCGGCACAACCAGCAAAGCCTTTTAGGCGGACCCCTCAAATGTGCACTATCGGGACCCGTGTGGAGTACCTGGGAGTCGAACCCAGATCTACTGATTGCAAGTCAGTCGTGTTAGCCACTGTCACCAGTACCCCATGCCCCAATAGCTCTGCCGTTGAGCTTACCTCGCCCCTTCCGGGACTGGGGGAGGATTCGAACCTCCATCCATTGGGTTAGTGCGTGTGACAGGATTCGAACCTGCATCACAAAGGGTGTAAACCTTCCGCTCAGCCGTTGAGCTACACACGCATGTGACAGAGTCTCGCAGGAGAGGCGAAAGACGACGACGTCTTATATAGATTGGACTGCATCACCGAACTACACGCACACCCGAAAGGAATCCGAAGGGGGCGCTCTGTCATGTGTAGTTTATGGTGCCCCCGGAAAGAGTCGAACTCTCTGCTCAAGGTTCGTAGCCTCGATACCCAATCCCTGGGCGGGGGCATGTTGAGTGCTTCTCGTGGGATTCGAACCCACACTGACTGCGTTTTGAATGCAGTTCCTCTGCCTAGTTGGGATAGAGAAGCATGAAGTGCCCCCCCTGGGATTCGAACCCAGACTGCCGTGGGCCTAAACCACGTGCCTCCTGCCTTTGGGCTAGAGGGGCAAAGACCCCCGGCCGGAAAGACCGGGGGCATCCCATGTTGACGCTTCACCAAGGTTGCGACCCTTAGTGCTCAACTAGCCGAACCCGTGACCCGTAGGTCACGTGAACGACACATCCCTAGGGGGAGGGACCGGTGCGCCCACTGGGATTCGAACCCAGACTGAGCAGGGTTTAAACCCGCTGCCTCTACCGTTGGACTATGGGCGCATGTCATGGTCCCGGCACGAGGTTTCGAACCTCGCTGGAATCCGTATGAGAGATACGTGGTCACCAGACCTACCGGGTTATTGCCAGGCTTTGAGTAGCTAACTCTTCGTGAGGAGGACTAGCTAAGTCCCCTGGCTGCCTCACACACGAACCTTCCCCTTAACCGTGCTGGGTACCCGACACTCGTCTGCCGGGTGGGCCTGACTACTTAGTCCCAGTCAGGATTGGACTCTGGTAGCTAACCCAGATGGAGGCGGGGGCTGGAATCGAACCAGCGTGTCCTAACGGACCTGAGGCTTATGAGACCTAGGAGGGAGCACCAACGCCCTTCGTCCCCGACATGAGTTTTGAGAGCTACAAGAGGCGCTAACGTGCGCAAACTCGCTGACTTGTCGCCGCTTGAAAGGCAGCCGCTGGGCCAAACAGCTTTACCCCACTCATCTCAGGCGGGGTCGGGGAGTTGAACCCCAGTGTCATGCTAATTGATGCACCATTTCCTTGGCGCTCTCAGCACACTCCCGACGTAATGAGCGTCGTCACCTCAATAGGTGCGGAGCGTATGTACGCAGTATCGTTTCGGCGTACTCGATCTTGTCTTCGACTCGCTGTCCTCTGGGCTGCCAACGAGACCACAGCTCTAGGTTCTCAATGCGGTTGTCATTCCTTATACCGTTTTTGTGATGTACTGACTCGTGCTCGGTAAGGGGGCGACCTAGGTACTGCTCCATCATCCAACGATGTTGGGATACCGTTCTCTTCCTCCAGTTGGCTACTAGGTAGCCGTCTTTGGACACGTACCAAGACGGTTCAGAGGGGACCCTACATGCGGAGCATTGAGAGCTTGTCTTTAGCTTAGGAGTTCCGCAGGTGCAGGTGTCTTTGCGTAGGTGGTAGTTCTGCTTTCTTCTAGTCGTCCAACAGTCTTTGCACGTACTTGCAAGCCCGTTCTTCTTTCTCGGGTCTTTCCAGAAGTCTTCTTCTGGTTTATCGGTCAGGCAGTTCTTACAAGTCGTCATGGAGACGAGTGTAACACTTTCCAAGCCAATACGCACCGGTGTCAGGACTCGAACCCGAGTTCATGGTTTTGGAGACCAATCAGCTTCCTAAGCGCACCGGTATGTACTAGAGGTTCACGTTCTTGCCTCTAGTGCCAGACATTGCGACCTGGTCTCCTGGTTAGGGAGAGGTAGCCTGGCTATTTTACATGCCTTCACCACACGTAAGGTACGAACCACCCCCGAAGGGGCCGGGTGTCAATCGTAGTCGAGGAGGGTGGAGGAGTCGAACCCCTACCGTTAGGTACCCTAGGGTTCAAACCTAGTTGCTCACCTCTGAGCGGCACCCTCCGTGCATTTCATTTACTTTGTACACAGTAACAGAGTGAGTTACTATGTGCAACCCTTTCTTGCACTTTCCTGAAAGATGGCCATCTACCAGGCGTTTCAGTCGTCAATGACCCCTAGATTCGTAGACCAGTCCTCTGCATCGGCCCCCAACTCGTTCACGATGTCGTACATAGCTCTCTGGTCAATGAGCCTTACGATGTCATCGATCGGCAGCGGTTGTAAGTGGTTGATGGTGATGACGATGTTCGTCTGGTTCTTCGATGTCTTGGCGACGGTGGGGGAGATGGTGAGCATCAGTTGACCCTCGGCTTTCCGAACTCTGGTTCCAATACGTTGTGTTGGGGGGCGCCCCACTCGGCCTCGTACCAAGACATGGTACGACCTTGAGAGCCACAGTTATTGCAGTACCCGGTAGTACTGGAGCTGCCCCAGGTTAGCGAGTGGCACTTTACTTCGTAGTTGCAGACACAACAACGAAGTACCCCTTCTACGCCCCAGTACTCGCTGTACGTCATTTCAATCTCCCGTCGAAGTTCCGCTGAGCCTCGTGGGTGCGTTCCAACACTGGACGTTCCCACTCGTCGGAGGATGGGCCCCCGAATCTCTTGGGCGGCACCGACTTGGCTTTGAGTACGTTTCCGTCCCTAAAGGCTTGCTTGTCCTGATCTGACCACTTGTTCTTCACAGCTTGTCCCCAAAGTATCGCTTGAGATCCTTGTTGTACATGAAGTACAAAGGAGACATGAGCAGAGCCCACAGCCACAAGACAATGGCGATAGCTTGTCCGAAGCCTGGAGCTGGCCAAGTGACAAAGAGAATGCTTCCCAGCACGGACAGGGTCACGCAAATTGCCCCCGTGCGGTCACGGTAGTTGCGCAGGTGACGATACCACTGGTCCTCTGTCTGGAGATGACTTGTCCCTAGCCATCGGCTAGGTGTTGGGAGCGGTCTGCCTGTCGTGGAGTCATAGTACTGTGCCATAGGCAGCACTGTACTCCACTACGGTAGCAATTGTCAATCAAAAGTCTTCATCGAAGGACACGTCGCCAGAGATACCTGTTTGATAGTTAGATACGGTGCGTTCGAAGAAGTTGCTGAGGCTCTGCACGTCTTGGAGTTCCATGAAGTCAAATGGGTTCTTTGACCCGAACTGTGCTTCCAGACCCAACTGCTCACAACGCTGGTCGGCAACTGCTTCCAGATAGGTACGCATATCAGCAACGCTCATGCCGTTGACACCGTCTCCCAGCACGTCACGTGCGAACTGGTATTCGACCTCAACAGCTTCCCACAGCATCTGTCTGATGTCATTGTTCAACTGCTCATCGAACAGCTCTGGCTCTTCCTTCTTGACCACGTTGATCACTTCGAAGGCAAAGTTCATGTGCATGGACTCGTCCCTGAACACCCAGTTCGTGCCGTCAGCCAGCCCCGGCAGCAGCCCCTTGGAGCGCAGGAAGTACACGTAGGCGAACGCCCCGTAGAAGAACAGCCCTTCGATGCACGTGGCGAAGCAGATCAGGTTGAGTAGGAACTGACGTCGCTCGTCTTGGTTCTTCAAGTCGGTGATCCCGTGGATCTGGTCCATCCACTTGTAAGCGAAGTCTGCCTTCATCTTTACAGACGGGATGTTGTCCACGGCAGCGAACGCTGCTTCACGCTCTGACTCGTCTGGGATGTAGCTGTCCAGTAGCGTGAGGTAGAACTGTATGTGGAGGGCCTCTTCGTAGAGCTGTCTGCTCAGGTACATCCGTGCCTCGGGGGCGTTGATGTGCTGATACAGGTTGAGCACGAGGTTGTTCGACACGATCGTGTCGCCGGTGGCGAAGAACGCCACGAGACGTGACACCATGTGCTTCTCAGCCGGTGTCAGCTTTAAGTCCAAGTGGTTGAGGTCAAGCTGGAAGTTGATCTCGTCAACCGTCCACGTGTTCTTGATGGCGTTGAGGTACATCTCGTAGAACTGTGGGTACCGCATCGGCCTTAGGGTCAGGTCGTAGCCTGGGTCGAGGATGTTAGCAAAGACGTGCTCAGCGTGCTGTGACTCCGTCACTTCCTCTTCAATGAGGGCGAGCACGGCGCTCACTGACAGGACTCGCAGTAGTCTGGGTTCGACAAGTCACAGCTTGCCACCACCTCTGCCTCTGCGTCGTCTCCCCAGTCGATCGTGTCTTCAAACTCATCTTCCATGGTGTCACAAGCCTTTCGGTACTCCGCATGCGGGCCTTCCGCACGGGGTGAAGATACCATCTTACTCGTCCCCTCTCCAAGTCCTATTGCTGCCTCTCACCGTAATGAGGTAAGATTTACCTCATGGCGCTGAACCCACACTACGACGACTGACGTGGGGCTCTGGCCTTGCGGCCAGCGGACGTGTTGTCTACATAGTTCGTAGGGATGTACACGGGGGTGCCTGTGTCCCTCTCAATGGCAGCGGCAGCGGCTACTCGGTGGTGGCCTTCGGACTGCACCTTCCTCACAGACTTGCCGTTGGGGGCGTCCTCCAGGATGATGGTGGGAGGAGAGTCTGTGTCCTGCTGGTAGCCATAGCGCTCAATGGAGCTGCGGACGCCTGTACCGTGGCCCCCCGTGTTTGGGGAAGAAGCCCTGGCTTCCTTCTCAGACCACAAGGTGGAGATCGGCCCATCAGTAGAGTGGGTCACCTGAGACTGCCACTCTTGGCCAGTCATGAACAGCTTGAACTGGTTGGGGTCGCTCTTAATGGCCATACCCCTACATGATATCAGTCCCAACCACACCCATGGTCCAGACACCGCTCGTTGTACTCGGCGTCATTCCTGATGCTGGCGGCTGTCCACTTGATGGCCTTGTCGAAGTCACCATCGGCCATCTTGATGAACGTGTTGAACTTGGACTTGGCTCGGGGGGCCATAAGGCTCGCCCCCTCTGCCTCCAGTGCTACTGACAGTTGGTGCTCAGTATGGGTAGTCACATTACACTCCTTCGTAGTTCGGATAGATCGATTTCAATGTTGAGAGAGTTGCCAAGCCAGTACTCGATATGGGACATGATTTCAGGACCGGCATACTCTCCTTCTAAGACACGTGACGTGATGTGCTCTTTTGTGATGGGCTCTTTTGCTGTATCAAGTTTAGGGTGCCTACGCCACAGTAAGTCCCATACTTCTTCGCTATCGCCAAACCGTTGTACTGGTATAGATGTCATCCTACCGTTCTTGAAGAAGCCAAACCTGATCGACAGCTCAGGTGCCCGCATCTCGAACACTATCTTGTCGATTACAGGTATAGGTGTGTACCCACATCCGACGAAGCACAGGTCGGCTACAGGTAGGTCGGCTATCTCTATCGGATCTGGCACGTAGTGAATCACAGCTTGCCCTCCTTGATGAGGCGCTTGACAATCTCCTTGCGCTCCTTGCGGAGCTTCTTCTTCATCTTGCGTCGTGAGTAGTTGTTGACGAACACAAGGGTCGTAGGGGACCCTACGTTGTCGTTTAAGCGACCTGGGGGCGTGTAGGGTAGCCCTAGGGCCAAGATTGGCATACCGGCCTCCTGAGGGGTCATGTTGGCCTTCCGCTGGTTGCACTTGAGGCACGCCGACACAAGGTTGGCCTTCTTGGAAGGGTGGCCCCCACGAGAAGTAGGAATGACATGGTCGATGGTCAATTCGTCCCCACCTGACTTACCGCAGAACCTACAGCGGTAGCCGTCTCTTCTGAGTATCTGCTTCTTGAGTGCTACCTTCATGTCTGTCCCGTGTCTTGTGGGGGTCGCCCCCAGTACGGCTGTTACCATAGCAGCTACTACTAGGGCTGTAAACACCGCCAACGGCCTCATGGCCTCAAGTTGTGCTCTAGGTCCTCTATGCGGTCGTCAAGACCTTTGATGATGGACCCGAACGCAACTAGTGCCTTCCGCTGAGCCTCTTCGGCGTCGTCCCCGCTATCCATGGCCATATCTAACCTGTTTGAAAGGTCCTGCAGTTTGTGTGCCAGGTCGGCCACCTGTAGCACCAGGGCGTCGTAGTCGTCAGAAGTGCTGAATGCTGGGGTCTGTCGAAACGGTATGCTGGGCGTTGACATTACATATCTTCCTATAGGTACTGTGCCCAAAGGCACTCTGGGCTTTACAAGATAGTTGGCCGTTGATCGTAGCACGACGGGCAGCCTGTCGATGCGCTTCTGTTGCTTCTTGAACTCAGCCATATCCTTTAAGTACTCAGAGTACTCGGGGTGGCTACTCAGAAGGTCATACTCCCACTTGAAATTGGGGTCTAGCCCGTACAGGATTGGATACTTCTCTCCCTTCTTCCTGAGCTTGTCAACGGCGTGCTTAGCCCCCGACTTGGTACGGTGCGTTACTTTGGGCTTCCCGTAAGGCCTATCATGACTAAACCCCAGACTCTCCCCCACGTACTGGTGGATGGAAGAGTCATTCTTGTGCACTTGGAGCAGTAGGTACTTACTCATGGCTCTATACCGTACCACTCAAGGTCGGTGACTCTCTTAGAGAGTCTCTTGTTCTGATCCACCAGTGCCACTACGAGCGCCTCAAGGGTCTTGAGCTGCGTAAGGATTGATGTATCTCTATCCTCTAACACCTTACTGAAGGTGTATACCTTATTTCCAAGGTCGGAAACCATACGCTCTAACTTATGCATGCTCTCCTGTGTAGGTGGTAGGCCTTGGCTGTACACCCCACCACCACCTCCAGCGCTCCCAAGCCGATATGGCGAATACCCCGACTCTGGCGTAGCAGCTGTCGTCTTCATCAGACGAGACCTCATTAGCTGCTTCTCGTCGTACGCACTTTGGCTGGGTGAAGAGAAGACCATGTCTTCAATGTCTTTGTTAGTTGGGGTTTCTGGCGGCATGGCGAGCACCTTACTCCCATGGAGCAGCTCGTGTCAACCCACGGGCCCGAGAAGTTCTCCCAGAAATAGCAGCTCAATCGTACGACTTGTACGCACGGTCCCCTGTCGGGTCCTTTTGCTGGTCCACATCGCCCCTGAACGGCGCTGAGAAGTTGGCGTCCTTGCCATCCCAGTGGGATACCGGTATCAAGCGGTCTGGGTCAATGGAGGACTGCACTGAGAGCCTGTGGTGTCCGTTGATGAACTCTGAGCCCCCATCGGAACGGCGACCGTGCTCAATGGCTACTGGGTGCTTCACACCATCTCTGGCGATGGAGTCGTACATCCCTGACTGCTTGGAGTTCATCAACTTGAAGCCTGGTCCTTTGGGCTGTTCGTGGGGCAGGCCCCCCATGTTGGGGCCGAAGTCACCATAGGCAGAGACAGACTCACCAATCTCACGAGGAGTCATGAACATCTTGAGCTGCTCGCCCTTTTCCCCGAGCATTAGTATCCGTTCTGACCGTCTGGACGATGGGCACGCTCCAAGGCACGCTCAGTCCAGCCAGGCTGGATCTTGTCCATCTCCTCGCCAGTCAGGCGCTTTGGGCGAAGCTGGCCCCCCTCGTTGGGTGGTGGTGTAGTGAACTGAGGTCCTAGATCCATACCCACTATCTTAGCGCACACTCTTTCTGGCTCGGCGCAAGTACTGCTCTTCTGACGCTTTGTCCCCCTCTTTCTTGAAGACCCACCAACGCTTCCCACGTGGGTCCTCTAGACCGTAGCAAGGTTTGCCCCTGTCCTCTTCGACTACTGAGTAGTTGTCTTCCTTAAAGTGGGGCGGAGGGTACTCTCCTACGTAGTAGACCGTGTAAGGCTCCACAGGATTACTGAATATCTCTAGGTCGAGCACGTCCCCCACCGCCATGGAGTAGTCCAAGGGTAGGGGGTCTGGCACGTAGATCATGTCCACTCCTGTTTCGACCAGCTCAGATCGATCCCAAGCGTTTTCTTGAAAGCCCGAAGAATGGCCTCGTGAATCACATCGATATGCTGGTCGTCCAGCCTTCTGGGAAGTCTCTTCGGCTCAGCGTCTGGGTCGTCGTTGGTGAAGTCGTAGAACCAATGCGGGCCGAACACGCCCCCCTCTCCTTCACTATTCAACTCATAGTCATGATGTTCCCTTGTCCGCTTGGGACGTATGTCGTAGAGGTACCAATGACCATTCCAGCCGCTCATTCCTTCCTCCTCTGTACATACCCTTCACCCTCTACCCACTGGTACTCAACGGTGATGACGTTGACGTACTTGGTCTTGAGAATGGCCTCTACTGCTGGCTGCAACTCCCCGAAGGTGACATCTGCAGGGAGTGGCTGCATGACAGGCTCTAGGATCTGCCCCAAACCCTTCTCGTTAGCAGATTGGGCGCACAGTCCATGGTTACGCCCCCCATCACTGTACAAGGTAATGATGTCATCCACCTTCTCAGGACTGGTCTTGCTACAAAAGAAGTCTGTTGCGTACTTCCATGCGTCATTCATGACTGCTCCTTGGGCCGTGTGATTGTGCGCTGGATGAGCCGGTACTCGTACTTGCCCCCCGGTACCTTGGTGCACGAGATCTTGTACCCATGCTTCCTGCGAAGGTCACGCACACGGCTCGTACCGGCCGTACCGAACCGGCCCGTAGTCAAGTCGTCCGTAGTCAACGGGCCCTCCCTCAGCGCTTCCAGCACTTCTCGCTCCTTGTTGGCCTGGTCGTCCTGTTCTTCTGGTGACATCCCTGGGTGCATGGCGGGCACTCTAGTACGTCCCTCTGTTCCTGTCAACCTTTAACCGATTGACTCCGTTATCAGCGATGCACTTCCAGATGTCCTCTGTCGTCCACCTGGTAGCGCGCTCTTTCCCATCGGTACTGTAACTACGTAGTGTCAACCGTAGGTCGGGGAAGACTTGCAGAAGCGCACTCGCCACGTACGCCACAGCCAGGGCGTATCCATACCCTTTGGTCAGTTCCGGGTTCAGGGGGCCCAGATCCTTTCCAGATGCGCTGGTGAGCCAGAACACGAACTGTCTCACTACGTCTTCGTTCTGGGGGTCGATCTGCTGCATAGACAAAACTGTCTCGCCCTGGCTGGTGAAGTCGATCGTGGTGGCCACTCGCATATTGGGGAGCATAGTGTGCCTATCGATTCGTGTCAACCATCGGGGGGCCATTTTCAGAATGGGCCTATAGAGCAAGGTGGAGTTGCTCTCGGCTCTGAATACCTACCCCCTCACTCTCCGTGGCATCCGACTTAAGGGAGGGGGGTCTAATCTCACGCTGAGTGATGTGACGTTTGCCACAGCAATACCAGAACTGGAGTTCCTGTGACGTTTGTCATAGCTGTGGATAACTGCTGTGACGTTTGTCATAGTTGTGTGGTTATCCACACACTGTGGACAGTTATCCCACTATGAGTGGTGATATGGGGATATGACTACTCACAGTGGTCACTGTGACGTTTGCCACACGCGCCCATTGCCCCCTATATGGCCATATGCGCCATTTGCCCCCCATTACGCACCAACCATGCCAACCCCCCTGTGGATTACGTCTTCTAGCCCCTGTGTATAACTCATTCTCATTGGGGGCGAGGCCCCCAAACCCTTATGCCATATGGGCCCCCCACTGGTAATGAGACTCAATGAGAATAGAACTGAGAATAGACGTTATCCACAGGAGTCGTAGGGGGCCATATCATCTGTGCCAAACGTCACAGCCCTAGTGTTGGCCCTACTGTGCGTGAGGGGTTGACCACTTGGCGTAAGCGGGTAGGAAACGGAGGTGTTGCACCCATTGTGTCAGTTGCTACCGAGGAGACGCAGGTGTTGTGACCCATGGGATATCAATTCACCCACCATCGGAGAGCTGGGAGCAGGCATGTAGATCCGAGCCTGGATCTCGTCGTGCTCACCACCAGAAGCAGGTCTGTTCCTACATCTCTTGTCTCTCTCTCTACTGTGTTGTCATCCCCGTGGGGGGCGAGGTTGGGGGCGCCCTGTCATCGCAGAATCACGTGAGCAGGCCCCAGGAGAGCCCAGGAGGCTCGCAGGCGGATACAGAGCTATGACGGGCTTAGAAACGTGGAGATCGCCATACATGGGTACGAACATTACAGTTTGGTTACATCTCCCTGTATGACGTTGTCTGCCCGTTGGGGGCCAGTATGGTTCCTCTTGCCGCCCCGCATATCGGGCGGCGAGGGAGAATCCCCTCCGCACTACCGGCGCAGACGTTGCGCTTGCGGACATGGGAGCCAAGTCACCCGAAAGGGGGCGATCGTCCCGTCGAGACTCAGGGGGACCGCTGGCACGCTGTAGGGCGTGGGCCAGTCTTCCTGAGATCCAGCACGCTTATCACGTCGCTCGGGGGGAGATCCGAGAGCATCTAGTCCTAGTCCACTGGGAGCAGGCTCCGGGAGCACACAAGGTTGCTCAGTCGTTTCATCCTTCTCACCCGCAAGGGTTCGGCACTGGCGTCCGTACAGCAACCTCCCGTGATTGGGTTGTGCTCGCTCTCATCCACTCTGAACACGCCCCTCGCAGGCCCTAGTAGAGAGTGGATGGGGGCGAGGACAATCCGGTCCACACTGAACATTGGAGACACACAATGAGCATTGACCTGGTAATCAAGGCCGAGACCGAGGGACTCGACACCGAGGAAGAGGTGATCGAGCTGGCCATATTCGTACTCGATACCAAGCTGTATCGCTCCCAGGGGTCATGGGGGCGATTCCTTGCCAACCTGCAAGAGACGGACTTGTGGGCAGCAGTTGAGGCCCACTACGGCGTGACGACTCCTGCCATGGACGACAACCCGATCAGCTGAACATGCCGAAACCCCTTCGGGGGTCGGTGGGGGGTGCTTCCCCCACCCTGACGATGGCAGGCACCACGACACAAGCAAGGGAGACATCACCATGCGTTCCACCACCTACTCACAGCGACTCGACAAGAACGACAAGCGTCCTGACCTCACAGTGCAGACCTCACAGGGTCTCGACAACGACATGGTCATCGTCACGGTTGGTCCCATTGGGGGCCCGTTCCAGACGGTGTACCTCTCGCCCGCCCAGGCACGTGCCCAGGGTGCGGCCATGATCGAAATGGCCGACGAGGTGGAGCCTCGCCAGCAAACGTGCCCCACTTGCGGCCACGTCGCAGATCACAACGGGTGGTTCTGCGGTAACGGTTCCTTCCACACTCTCGACAAGGAAGTGCAGTCATGAGCGACCGAGGAGACTTCGAACAGCGGTCACGTGTCCTGAGCGCCACGTACGACTTCGTGGACTGGATCAACAGTCTGGGCCACCTTTCACGCCTGTCAGGGGGGGCCACTATCCCGAACGGCTACCACTACAGCGTGGACACTCCTGGCAAGAGGTTCGTCCGCATCGTGATGCACACGCCTTCCCGCAGCGTCCACGCCTTCGTGGACCTCACCACGGGTGACCTCCTCAAGGCTGCAGGCTGGAAGGAACCGGCCAAGGGTGCCCGTGGTAACCTCCTGACCGGTCAGGACGAGGTGCGCCAGCGCTTCGACTGGAGTGGTCACTACTTATACAAGCGATGAGCCGAAACGCCCGCAAGGGCGTCCACCAGGAATGATCTCCTGGTGCTGACGAGGCAGATCCCGACATCACATTGGAGACACACAATGGCCAGCGAGAAGCAGATTGGCTTCATCACGAAGCTCATCAATCAGAAATACGTACCGGAGCAGGCAGGCCCCATGCTGGAGGCAATGCCCTGGGATCAACTCGACAATCGACAGGCGTCGGCAGTCATTGAGAAGCTGATGAAACAGGCTGACCTCCCAGACCCGGCAGTGCCCGACGTGGTCTCTGCTGAGGCTCGCCACGGCGTCAATAGCTCGCAGGGAGCATGCGCCACGTGTGGCCACGTAGTAGCTGCTAACGCAGGATACTACTACGGGCCATTCCCCACGGGGAGCCGGTGGCAGACTCACCACCGAGTCGGTGAGTGCAGCACCGAGCCCGCCCCCACGCCGGTCACGGTGGAAGAGGGTTGGTACGTGGTGGGAGATACGATCTTTCAGGTGTACACAACCCGCAACGGTCGGCTCGCTGGTAAGCGAGCCGATGAGCACACGGGCAAGATGGTCTACGCACCTGGGGCTGTCACCACCGCATCCACGGGCACCAAGCTCACCGTGGCGGAAGCAGCAGCGTTCGGCCACCGCACCGGTCGTTGCCTCATCTGCTCACGTGAGCTGACCGACCCCGTGAGCATTGAGCAAGGCATCGGCCCCGTGTGTATCACGAAGATCGGAGCCTGACCATGATGGAGCACTTCACAGCTATCAAGAGCGCCATCATCCTGGGGCTGGATGTGGAGGCCGACGACCCCGCCATGAGAGACTTCCTCCCTCCCCTGACGCCCGATCAGATCGACTGGCTGGCTTCATGGTTGGTTTCGGAAGGTATCGGTAAGCGAAAGTGAGTCGAAACGGGGCTTGTGCCCCGTCGTTGTAGTGTGAGAGACTACGGCCTGACGAGACATCTCATCCACCCTTCACCATCGGAGACAGACATGGCGAATCCACTTGACGACCTTCTGGGGGGCATCGTTGCGCCCTCAATAATCCACCCGCAGGACCAGCTCCTGCCGGTCACACGGGTGCCCCTGGCCCTACCTCTCTACGACTTCCAAGAGGAGGCCGTTGACCACGCTCTTCGTGGCTCCAGCATGTGTAAAGGCACTCCCGGCACGGCCGTGAGTGTGACATCGTTCGGCCCCGGCCATTCGTACGTGGCACTCGACATGGGCCTGGGTAAGACTCCGGTGGGCATTACGCTCGCAGCGTCGGCCGCAGCTGTTCGTGACACTCCGGTGCTGGTGGTCGTTCCCCCTTCGCTCCGCTTCAATTGGCGACGAGAGTTCGCCAAGTTCGCCCCTACACTCTCAGTAGAGACCCTGGAGGGGGCCACGTGCCCCAACCTTGAGACGTGGGTAGCTCCTGAGGTGGACGTACTTCTCATGGGAGACTCGCAGCTCGCAGGATGGCACGAGGCCCTGACCGGCAAGGTGCGGGACTTCATCGTGGACGAAGCTCACAGGCTCAAGAACAAGAGTGGGCGCACCAAGGCCATGCTGGCGATCAGTGAGGCGTGCGACGGGCTCCGAGTGCTCATGAGTGGCACACCGATCCCCAACGGTCGCCATACCGAGCTTGACATGCAGCTCAACATCCTGGGCCCCGCTGCATGGCGGGACATCGGGGGCAAGGGCAAGTTCTACACTCATTACGCACCGATCGTGGACTCTCGCTACGGGTCACGGTCATCACAGAATGGTGACGAGCTTCACCGTGACCTCACCCGCACGTTCTTCTTCCGCCGTCGTCGTGACGAGGTGCTGGAGATGCCCGCCAAGGGGCGCACGGCGATCAGCATCGAAGCTGAGGGCAAGCCGAAGCGTGACTACGTGCGAGCAGAGGATGACCTCATCCAGTGGCTCGCTGAGGAGGGCCTGAACTTCAAGGGGGCGCAGCGTGCTGAGGCTCTCGTGCGGCTCACCACCCTCCGCAAGCTGGCCGGTGCCAGCAAGGTCAAGGGCATCGTGGAGCACGTCAAGGAGATCCTGGACAACGCTCCTGGAGGTGTGTTCGTGGTCGCTGAGCACAAGGACACAATCGACCAGATCATGGCAGGGCTGGCCAAGTACAACCCTGTAGCCGTGCGAGGTGGCATGACCGACAAGCAGAAGCAGATGAACGTCGATGACTTCTGCGACGGTACGTCACGAGTGATGGTCGGCCAGATCGTGGCCGCTGGCGTGGGGCTCACGCTCCACGGTGGTGGGCTCAATCACCGAGTGGTCATCGCTCAGCTCCCCTGGACTCCTGCTGACCTTCGGCAAGCCGAGGATCGTCTCCACCGCATCGGGCAGACGCACGACGTCGAAGTGGAGGTGTGCATGGCGAGCATCGATGGTCGGTGGACGATCGATGAGCGACTGTGGGGGCAGCTCGAATCCAAGGCGTTCGCTGCCGGTGAAATCACCGATGGTGAGGGCGAGGTACTGCTGGAGGAGATTGTCGGGGGCGTTCTCGACAGCTACCGATGAGTAACACAGGAGGGTGTCACGACTCTGTGACACCCTCCTGTTAGGGTGCTAACCAACCGAACGAGACAAGGAGTCAGACATGAAGATCACACAGTACGAGGGGGGAATCCCCTACCAGACAGAAGTACCGGACCCCAACCCTGCCACGCTGGCATCGTTCGAACGGTTCCTGGATACTATTCCCTGCTCATGCAGAGGAGAGGCCCACGATGAGTGCAGGCGTTGCGCAGAGTGCGATGAGCAAGGTGCCATGAACGACGTGGTGGACGACCCGGACGGGGGAGTCATGTGGCTCTGTGATGACTGCTACGAGGCAGCAGTCATAGCTGAGGAGGACGAATACAACCGCCAACGTGCTGAGTACGAAGCACTCGACATCGATGCCATCCGTGAGGACCACGAAGCCATGAAGTTCGACGCCTGGTGGCAAGAGCAGAAGGAGAACCGATCATGAGCGGCAGCACCGACAACGAGTGGTGGTGGATGATACCAATCATGCTCGTCATCGTAATCGTAACCCTCATTCTGGGGGCTACGGGTGTCATCGGCCCTATGTACGAGGAGTGCGAAGAGTACGGCACCGTGCTGGTCACGGTGGACGGAGATCAACGGTGCGTCCCCTGGGAACAAGCACCTGACCTGCAAGACTTCCCCCAACCCTGACCAATCCATTGACAACCATTCGACACAAGGAGTAGAAAGACATCATGAAGACACGTACCCAGACCCGCAACGTAACTACCCACGGCTTGGGCGACATCACGTCGTTCAGCATCGCCACGAACGGCAAGGCCTTCCGGTCGCTGATCGACTCGGTGTACACCGACAAGGTCACCACTCCCATTCGTGAGCTGATGACCAACGCCTTCGACTCGCACTCTGCTGCTGGTAAGGGGGACGAGCCATTCACAGTGTTTGTCCCCACCGGTCGTGACCTGCGGTTCGCAGTGAGAGACTACGGCACTGGCATGGACCACGATACGGTGACCAACCTCTACACCACGCTCTTCGCTTCCTCCAAGGAGGATACGAACGACGAGGTGGGCCAGCTTGGTCTTGGTTCCAAGAGCCCGTTCGCTTACACCGACACGTTCACCGTGACGGCGTTCGATGGTGCTAGCAAGAGGGTCTACACGGCCTTCATGGCATCGGACCTGCCCCAGCTTGCACTGCTCCATGAGGGAGAGAGCACCGAGCCTCAGGGCATCCTGGTGGAGTTCCCGGTCAAGTACCAGGACGTGGGAGACTTTCAGAAGAAGGTGGGCTTCGTGGCACTCGGGTTCGATGTCAAGCCTGTCATCTCTGGAGGGTCTATCGACATCGCCCGACCGCTGTCCAGTGGGGACGGCTGGAAGCTGTACAAGGCTGGCTATCACGGTAGCTCTCCATTCCGGGGGCAGGAGGTGTACGTGCGCCAGGGGTGCGTCATCTACCCGGTCCCCAGTCGTGCAGCGATCGACTTCCCCATCGACTACGACACTGCGGTCGTCATCGACGTGCCGATTGGCACGGCTGAGGTGACCCTCTCTCGTGAGGCACTCCAGTGGGACGACGTGACCCGTGAGGGTGTCGTCTCGTACGCAGACAAGGCGTGGAAGGACGCATGCAAGTCCCACCAGGAAGCGTACGACGCTCTCCCACGTCTCGTGGACAAGCTGCGGTACCGCAACAAGAACATCCCTCGCAATTGGTGGGGGCACATGAAGATCTCCCAGCAGAGCGGCATCAGCCTGCTCGGTGACATCGGCGGTGAGGATCTCAAGAAGGCTGTCGCCGCAGCGGTCCCCGGCACCATGGCTCTACTGGCCACTCCCACCACCAGCTACGGTGTCAAGACATCGGTGTGCTACTACCAGGACGTGAACGAGCTGGGCAGTGTGAGCGTGGTGCTCATGGACGACTCGACACCTCGCCGGGTATCACGTGTTCGTCAGTGGGGGCGTTCTGGGGGCGCTGGTAGCTCTCGATACACCAGCAGCAAGTACCTGTACCTCCCTGTCGAAGGACAGGCCAAGGCCAAGGCACGTATCCAAGAGGTGTGGGGGCTCAAGGATGAGCAATTCATCCCCGTGTCTGATCTCCCAGACATCGACCGTGAGGTGGCCGCCAAGATCAACCCAACCGCCAAGACCGTACTGCAGGAGCTGCAAGACAAGCTGGACGACGGTGCGATCTGGGTGGGTACACACTCACGGCGTCATGAGTACCTGACGCTGACCAACGCTCTGAGCGACCCTACGAGTCGTAGGGGATGGGAGACCTACATCACCAAGTTGGAAGATGCGTTCCCCTATCTCTACTCCAGGGTGACGGGGGGAGAGGAGGTGCTGTACCTCAGCCGTGCCCAGCGGGAGACTCTCACGGTCAATGCGGACCGTGAGCTGTCGAACGTCATGAGTGGGTACATCAAGACTCACGTCCAGGAATACATCGATATCTACACTGCCAACGAGGTCAGGTCCTCAGTGTCCTCTATCATCCGCTACGAAGCTCGTAGCGCAGTGCTCCAGGCTCTCAATCTCACAGTAACGGGAAGTGTGGGTAACCTGGGGCACGAGCTGGTACGTGGGGCAAACCTGCTCGGTATCGACACATCGGTAGACCAGGACAAGGTGCAGGGGGCAATCGACCTGGTGCGCAAGACCTTCCCGCTCCTCTTCCCGCTTGACGGGCCAGAGATGCTGGAGTACATTCAGAAGCAAGCAGCAACACTCAACCAAGGAGATCAGTCATGAGCAGCTACCCGTACATCATCAGTGAGAATAGTCTCACTGTCTTCCTCCAGGGCGAGGCGTTCACCGTGGACGCCACCGCCCCCAACTACCAGGCCATCGAATCGGCCTTGGCAGACGGGGTCATGGATGAAGACTATCTGCGGAGCCTCTTCGGCGGCTACGACACCAGTGCAGCGATGCTCTTCGATGACTCCGCCAACAACGGACTGGTCAAGGTCACTCGCAACGGTGTGACCTACGCCGGTCATGTGGTCAACAGTGTGCTGGCTGACCGCATGGTGGACATCGCTGATAAAGGGCTCCCTTTGGAGCCGTGGGTCAACTTCCTCAACAAGGTCATGGCCAACCCTGAGCCATTCGCTCAGGAGGAGCTGTACCTGTGGCTGGCCAAGAGTGACCTGCCCATCACCGATGACGGTGACTTCCTGGCGTACAAGAAGGTCAACGACGACTTCACCGACATCTACTCGGGGACGATCGACAACAGCCCCGGCCAGACTGTGGTCATGCCGGGTGGCCGGTCGGAGGTTGACAACGACCGTGACAATCTCTGCTCCATCGGTCTTCATTTCTGCTCCAAGAGCTATCTGCCACAGTTCGGCAGGCAGGACGGTGACCGGGTGGTGCTGGTCAAGGTCAACCCGACCGACGTGGTGTCGATCCCAGCCGACTACCAGAACGCCAAGGGGCGCACGTGGAAGTACGAGGTGGTCCAGGAGATCACCGGCCTCGACCCGCACGAGATCAACCTGCCCCCGGTGGTCCACGTCGAAGACAGCGACATCTACACCGACTTCGTCTGGTCCCCAGAGGATGACGACTGGGACGACGACTTCGATGACGACTGGGACGCCCTCATCGATGAGGACGACAACCCGTGGTCGGCACCGGCTCCCCAGCAGGTCAAGGGTTTCTGGAAGACCATCTGGCAGAAAGTGACCGCATGACAGGAGGTGACACATGCAGGAAGCAATCCGGTTCAACAGCCGTGAGGTAACCATTCGGTTCTTCACCGTTGGGGTCCACGAGATGGACCTCAAAGACATCCTTGACGCCCTCAAGAGGCGCTGAGAGGGGTAAGAGGGAGGGGTATCAATACCCCTCCCTCTTTCCATGTACGCTCGCACCCAACAGAAAGGAGGCCCCCAATGCCAGAGCTAACAGAAGCAGAACGAACCATGATTGCAGCGCTAGCCCAAGTGGTCATCGTAGACAGGTTGAAGCGTGCCGTGGAAGTTGGCACCACGTCGAAGGGGCGTATCATCTGCGAGTTCGTAGGTGAGCCATCCGAAGCCGAGAAGAAGTGGGAAGAGATCAGGGCTAGGTTCGCCCCTCCCCCTTCGGTTATCAAGGGGGGGCCACACAAGGCCCCCGTCACGCACGAAGAGGCATGGAAGGAAGACTGACCGTGAGACAGAGCTACGAGTTCCGCACTGAGATCTCAAACATGCTGCACAGGAAGGAGAAGATCCAAGCCGTCAAGTCAGTCAAAGACTTCTATGGCATCGGCCTCATGGAGGCCAAGGACCTGGTGGACAGTATCAGCACCAGCCAGGTGTATAACAACCTCTGCTACGACGTTGACACCACGTTCGACCTGTACGAGGCTGGCTGTGCTTTCAGCAGCAAGCCGACAAGCGACCGCAAGACCGGGGATGTCGAGAAGCTGGCAGAAACGCTGGCTGCCATGGTGTGGGCCAAACTGGAAGACAAGATCGACCAAGCCTTTACAGAACCGTTGGCGTGGGATATCCAACAGCTACGCAACGACCTCACTCTCATCTCCAACCAACTCTACGACACCGACGCCAGAGTGTTAGAGGTTCGCAAGGACATCGCTGTCACTCGGCAACAGATCAGGATGAAATGATGGACAACGACATCTCACTCGACACCAACGAGACCAACTGGCTCGTCAACTTCACGCTCTCCGTCATTGCGGGGGGCGTGCTACTCACAGTGACTTCGGTCACAGCCGCACTATATGTCTTGCTTTCGTAGAATCCATACCCTACTATGACCCAGTACCCGCAAACACACGCCCAAGGAGCACACAACATGGTTGCCACCAAGTCACTCAACGCAGGAACTCCCGTCACGGTCTCGGCCGGTCCCCTGGAGGGGGCGACGGGGTTCGTCGTCAACCCGATCGCCGTACCAGACGGTGAGATCAATGCACGAAAGGTTCTCGTGAACCTGGATGGGGACGACGTGTACATTCTCCCCCGCATGCTGGACTTCGACTTCGCCCAGAAGTCAGATGCTCCTGTCACGGTGGCGCAGGTCGCCGCCAAGGTTTCCCACCACCGTTCACAAGAGGAGAGCACCATGATCACCGACCCCATGGACCCAGCACTCGACCAGTTCCGACCCAACTCCAACATCGTTCGTGAGTACGTCTCTCGCATCGTGTGCAAGGGGGACAACTTCAAGGGCTACCGTGACACCGACTACTTCCTCCACCTGAGGGACATGCGGGACAGCAACGGCTACAGCCCGAACATCGCCCTGGTGGGGGACACTCAGTCGGGCAAGACCATGCTGGTCAACGTGCTGGCAGTGCTGGCAGCCGAGCGTGACGGACACCCGAAGCCGTACCCCGTGTTCACGATCAACGGCTCGTCTGGTATCTCGTCGTTCGACCTCTACGGCATGACCACTGCAGTCCGTGAGGATGGCCAGGAGGTGCTGGTCTGGATGGATGGCATCGTGCACATGGCAGCCGCTTGCGGTGGCATCCTCTACCTGGACGAGTGGAACGCCGTTCCCCCATCGCAGGCAGTCGCCATCCACCCGCTGCTGGACGATCGTCGCCAGTTCACCAACACCCAGAAGGCGGTCCCCAACGGTCACGGTGGGTACAACCCGGAAGTGGTCAAGGCCAACACCAACATGTGGGTCATCTCTACGGTGAACCCTGGCTACAAGGGGACGCAGCTGGTCGCAGAGGCCACCAGCAACCGCTTCCGTTGGGTGCCGTGGAACTACGACCCGAAGACTGAGCGCAAGCTGGTCAAGAGCAAGGGTGTGCTGGGATTCGGCAACGCTCTTCGTGACCTCTACGCCGGTCACGAGATCACGGTCCCGGTTGGTACCTCGGCGCTCGTCCGGTTCGCTCAGGACGCAGCACACCTCGGTGTGGAGGCTGCTCTCAGCAACTTCGTGGGTATGTTCCCCCCTCGGGAGCAGAGCGTGGTGCAGGCAGTGTTCACGTCGGACAACTTCGACGTGACGATCGCCAAGGAATACCCCAACCCCACGTTCCAGCGCACCGGTGATGAGATCATCGAAGATGCCACCCCCGCAGAGGTGGAGCCGGAGGACAACGACCCCCACGTGTCAGACGTTGATCAGGCAGTCGAAGACGCTCTCCAGAGCCTCCTCAACGGCAACAGCTGACCACCATGGTGTCACAACAGTACTGGTGACGGTACTGTTGTGACACCTTTCTCATTCACCCCCTTGACATTCCATTTCAACTAAGGAAGACTGACATCATGGCATCAGGACAGAAGACCTACATCGAAAAGCAAGCAGAGCAAGCCAACCGTGAGCGGGCAGCTAAGGCTGCAGCCCTCAAGAAGGCGGCAGACGCCGACGTGCTGCAACGAATCAAGACCGCACGCAACCGTGCTGCGCAGGAACGCACTGTCGATTCCGCCAAGATCCAGGAGCGGTTCGCTAGTCGTGCAGTGTCACGCATCGGCAAGGACTTCAACGGTCTCATCAAGAGCCGTCGTATCCACGCTGCTGGTCGTGACGCCATCCATTGGGGGCGCAAAGGTGCTACACCTTTGGGTCGTGCACGTGTCGAGCTGGAGCGTCACGCTCTTCGCCAGGCCAACGGAGATACACCGGAGCTGCGTGCGTACACAGACTTCTCGACAGCTTACTGCTTCGTCAACGCTGACAAGGTGCCCAAGTACACGCAGCGTGAGGATGTCAAGCGATGGGTGGCCCGCATCAGGGGGGCCATGTACCACGAGCTGGGGCACATGCAGTTCTCCATTCCGTCCCGCATGGTCATCGAACGTGCTGACTTCACCCTGGACGAGGTCAAGGCCATACAGCCTGATCTCAAGCTGATCACTGAGAAGATGGTGACCAACTCGTGGAAGGGCTCCATGAAGGTCATGCACGACAACTTCGGTGAGGTACACCAGGCATGGAACATGCTTGAGGACCAGCGCATGGAGACGGCGGTTGTGCGTGACTACCCGTACGCCCCCAACTACCTGACCCCTCTGATCACCAAGCTGATCATTCTCGACAGCCCCAATAGGGAGCTGAGCTGGACCCTCATCGGGGGTCGTAAGTACCTTCCTGTAGAGATCCGTGACGCCTCTCGTGACCGCTTCAACGAGTGGTTCGACACCCAGGCCCAAGACGTCAAGGATCTGCTCCACACCGACCCCACGGTGACACCAGCCGACCAGTGGTTGGAGATCGTGGACTCGTACAAGCAGGCGACCACCTGCGTGGACATGTTCGTCGCCATGTGTGCTGCACAGCTATGGTTGGAGCAGCTCAACCTGCCGTCGAGCGACGACTCGCACGACAGCGCTCAGTACGAGCCCATGGACGCAGCGGAGATGGGCCGTCGTGAGAAGGGTGGTGCTACTGCCCCTGGACAGGAGCGTTCCAACGTGCGAGCTAGCGGCGGAGATGACGATGGAGACGGTGAGGGAGAGGAGGGTGGAGACGGCAAGTCCACCACCTCATCCAAGAGCGCCAGTAACGACAAGGCACCGGAGACTTTCGGTACTCTGGAAGAGATCGCTACGGAAGTGCTGGATGACGCCCTGAACGATCTCCCAGCCGACAGCACCATCGGTGAGTCGCTGCGTGAGGCTGAGGGGGACGGACTGCTCCCCTACGACCGTCAGACAGAGGATCTCCCCAGCGAATGGGTGGACAAGGCCAACACGGTCTCTGTGGGCATTGAGAGGGCGCTGCAAGCGTTCGTAACCGCCAACGAGCCCATCTGGAAGGCACGCCAGCAGGTCGGTGTTCTTGACCCCCTGGCGTACCGCACACGAGAGACAGGGGCCATCGATTACCGCAGGTTCTTGGACGACAGTGGTCGTGAGGGTATGGACGTTCACGTGTCCATGCTCTGTGACAACAGCGGTTCGATGGGTGGCAGCATGGGGGCGCTCTCCGCAGCGCTCTTGGCCATGGCTACGGCTTGTGAGCGAGTAGGGGCAGGGTACGACATTGTGCTCTGGTCCACCGAGTACTACCGTGTCGAAGAGCCGACCGTTCCAACGCTGTACCCCCACCTTGGGGGTACGGAAGTGGTGCCAGCCCTTGAGGATCTCAAGAACGCACCCGTTGGGCAGCACGTCAAGAACCATCTGGTGCTGCTGTTCACGGACGGAGCGTGGTACGATCACCCAGATCTGACCAAGTACCGTGAGAATGACATGCACATCAACCGCAAGTTCGTCCTTGCTAAGTACGGATCGGCTGGCTCTGCTGACTACGGAGCTGATAAGGTCGTACAGCTAACCGACATCCTTGATTTCCCCCAGCTACTGGAAGCTGGACTCAGGGAACTGGCCGGTGGAAGGAACTGATGGACAACTACTCATACGAATGCCCTAGGTGTGGAACATCAGTGGGGGCCAACGTGGTCCCCATTGGTGGTCCCCCTACATGTTCAAACTACAGCGGACACCACAGCAAGAAGTCGTTTGACATGGTGTACGTGCCTAGCAAGAGCAAGAAGGAAGAACCCAACCCATACCCCAAGAGCAAGAAGAAAGTCATCTACACATGAGAGCACGACCAGAAGAAGTAGCAAACTACATCGACAACATCATGAAAGCAGTGGGGTCAATGCGTCAAGGGGACGTGCTGAGCCTGGCCATGGAGGTTGCTATCCACTTAGCAACCGACGACCTTCGTCAGCACGTCCAATTGACCCCAACGACGGTCCACGAGCAGCGGCTGGACTCTCCATCGATCAAAGCCTTGGCTAAGGCTCTTCATGACGTGGGTATCGCTACCCCCGGACTGGGGAGTACCGAGACCCCGCCGTATAGTGATGAGGACGTAGAGGCCCTCCTGAATGATCTAGGCATCGGATACGACGATGGCCCCATTCCGTACACCACAGTCTTCATGGACGATGATGAAGAGCTGCACTTCCCCATGAAGGATGACTGATGCCCACCATGAGGAAAGAACCGAACCTGGCTGTCACTCTGGTGACAGCGGAGAGGGACTACAAGGTCCCCCCGTGTAGGAACCCAGTCAAGCCACGAGTAGATCTGCCAGAGCTATTTACTGACCAGGACCCGTCATGGAGAGCAGAAGCAGCGTGCGTTGGGAGCACACTGAACTTCCTGCCCAACTGGGCGAACACCAGCATGATCAACGCCTGTAAGAAGGTGTGTGCTACCTGTCCAGTTACAGAAGAATGTCTCCAGATGGCTCTGGAGACGGAAGACAAGTTCTCTATATGCGGTGGTTACACCTATAAGGAACGGCTGGCTCTCAAGCGCTAACCAAAGAGCCCCTGCGCCTCCACGAATGCTTAAACTCCTCAATGAGACGCAAGTCCCAGATAGGAGTGGCAGCCAAGAGGCACAGGGGCTGGGGGAAGTCTCCTCGTTTGCGTAGCGAGTAGATCTGTTGGGGCGAGCACCCCAACGCTTCGGCTACTTCGGAGGTCCCTCCGAGACAGTCAGTGGGTATCATAGTCAAGACCTGTATGTCTTTCTGAGTCGTAGGCTTACTGCTTTGAGGTCTTCCTTGACGTATTGAATGCCCAACGGTGTCCGTGTATTAGGTTCTGGAAGAACTGCCAGGTGTTCAGGGCTAAGTCCAAGCGTGGGCTCCTTGCGGATTCCCTTGTTCCGTTCACGTGGTGTCCAGCCTCCCCACATGCCGTACTCTTCGTCCCTGCCTTCCTCTGCGCACTCTTCCAAGAGGGGGCAGAGGAAGCACACGGCCTTGGCAACAGCATAGTAATCGGACTCTTTGCCATCACGCTCATCTGCAAACGGTGGGTACCAGAAGTCTGAGTGGTAGTCCTTGCAGAGTGCCTTAGCCCTGTCCATCATCCAACCTTCAACTGGAAGTCACGCCAGAGGGAGTGGAACATGCCCTGGAACATGTCTAGGGCTTGGACAGGGGTAAGTGACCCACCGGGGGACGGTCGCTCAGATCGCTCCATCTTGTAAACGGCGTAGTCAGCCTCCTTGACCAGTGCCCAGTCCTCTTCCCAAGAGCTGTCCACGAACAGGTCAAAAGCGTTCATGATGGAGATGTTGAGACTGTCTTCGAAGTCGATGACTGACTCACCACCCTCCTTGAATTGGAGAGTGTGCTTGAGGGGGCGAGTGATATCACCAATGAACGCTTCTGTAGCATCATGCAACAGACCCATAAGGACTACACGGGTGGACGCCCCCTCCTTTCGAAGCCAGTCTGCTACACGGACGCTGTGCTCAGCTACTGAGTAGAAGTTGACGTGCCCCCCGAACCTACAGATGTTGCTCAGTGACTTACCAATGACGTCAATGTCGAACACCCACGTGGAGGGGTCGAACACGTCGAACGGGGTGTTGTCCCAGATGACGATGGAGGTGTTACCTTTGTTCTTGTCCAGTTCGATAGAGACTGCCTCAGCAGGGCTCATGACTGATGACCGTTCATGAAGACATCAACACACTCAGCGCCGCAAGCTGCGTACCCAGCGGTGTCAATCCAATGGTCTTCCTTAGTCGGAGACCACGACAGCCTGCTGATCTTAAGTAGGTTCATCATGATGGCTACGTCCCAGGTGTCGATGAGGTCTTCTAGAGCCCACCTAAGAGACGGGTCTAGGTCATCGATGTTGCCCCCCATCTTACGGGATAGGACACCCATCAAGTGGGTGTTCCAGTACTTAGCGGTGCGCTTGAAGTCTTCTGTAGGGTCACCGTACGATACGTTACGGTCCCCATTGACCAAAGAGTCTGCGCTAGTCAGTACCCTCTCTCTGACGTTGTCTCTTTTAGAGACGAGCTTCTGCTCTGCTTGTGCTTCTTTCTTAACAAGTGTGCTGTAGTCGTTTGCTGCTGACATTACCATTACTTCTCCTCTACTACTTCGGCATCAACAATGTCACTAGTCATAGATGACATAATCTCAGCTGCCGAGTTGCTACTGATGGGTTGCGATAGTTCACGTGCCTTTTCTCCAGCACCCTTACCAAAGATACGGGAGAGTACACCTGCACTACCTCTTGCTTCCATCTCCACACGTAGAACATCACGTGTATCGGAGATGTCTTTGAATCGTCCAATCATATTGATAAGGCGATCCATTTCCTTGGAAAGCTGAGGGTCCATGCCCTGTCCTTCCAGTTCTTCCGCAAACGCAGCGAACATGACTCTGCTGCTTTGCATCTCTAACATGGCACGAATGAGCGCCATGAGCTGATCCTTGGTCTTGAGTTCCACGGGGATCTCGTACGCACATTCTGCTCCCCCCCTCATTGCAGGGCAACGGGGGGCAAGGTAGCAATTATCACAGTTACGCAGTTTGCCACCCTTGTAGACGACATTGGTGGACCTCTTTGGGTCCACTTCTATGCCGTCATCAGGGTTTTCAGGGTGGGTGTCCCCCTTTGTGACTACCTGTTCGATACCTATAACCGGTAGCAATCGAACCTCATCAGAATTGCGAGGCTCAGGGGTGGTGATAGCAATAGCTGCACTACTGTTTTGAGAGTTAGAGCTTCTAGCCGTATTGTCAAGGTAGTTGCTACCTTGAGCCTCTGACGGCACTTCTTGCTCGTCGTCTAGGTACGAATCTGGCGCTTGCTGAGGGTCATAGGCAGTCTCTGGTGATGTTCCGTAGTTGCTCATTTCCCATTCAAGCCAAGAGCGGATAGCCAGTTTTGACACTTCATCGATGTTGTCTTCCATGACCTCATCGTAATCAACACCCATGCGAGCAATAGCTGCTCTGTTAGAGCGTCTAGCGCTCTCTTTCTGTTGCGCTGGGTACCTTCGAAGGCCGTGCCCATCCCATATCTGGGTCTCTCCGTAGCGGACGACAGATGTCCATGATGAGACGATAACGATGTCCCAATCCACAGCTTCGATCATGTCAGTCTTACTGGTTAGCCCTATAAGGGTGCTGCCCCAGCGCTGCTGTAGCTGCTTAATACGTGGGATAGTTGTCTTGTTTAATGCCTTGTCTGATATGGCGACACGGCCCACCTTTTCACATAAATAAGCGAGCCGTTCTAGGTCTTCTCCGTCGTTCCAGACTGGTACGTACTTCTCACCGATCCAGTCGCCGTTGTATCCGGGCATACCAATGATCAGCTCTAGGCTATCAAGATGCTCACGAACGAACGTGTCGAACCTATCAGTGTCTTCGTCAGTCTCTGACGTGTACAAGTACAGTAGAGCATCTTGGAACTTCTCTTTGAGATCCAACTCTTTACGCTTAGGAATGGATAGCTGCGTCAGGTTGACACCAATACGTCGTACACCGTTCGACAACAGAACTGAGCGATAAGAGCCTCGTTCTCCTCCACTCAACACAATCCTCATGACAGCGGCTGCTCCATCTCATTCCACGTCTTACGGTTGCGTAGCTCATCCTGGCGCTCGATCTCTGATACCAGCTCTCCCCATGGTTGGATGTCACGGGGGGCGACCCACTCGGGGCGAATGATGTACGGATTAGCCACCATAAGCGTCGGAATGCCCTTCTCCAGCGTCCTAGCACATGTCCTTGGATCATTGTCCACGTACCAGTTTGTGCGCCCCAGAGAGGCACTGAGCTGGTGTACACGATCAGCTTTGAGTACTGGGTCCTTGGTGTCCAAGATCTCGTACTGGAAGGCCTTGAAGCCCTCACGAATCAGCCACGTCTCAAGATGCTCAGGCTTGTCTGCCTCATCCACGATAAGGAAGAGGCGCCCCATTAGCTCACGGTGGAACATAGTCCACAGGGCTCGCCCCTCTGGGTCTGGGATACGGTGGGCTACGGTGTCAGCCGGTCGGGCGATTACGTTGAAGTTGAAGAACATCATTAGTCAGTCACCAGCTTCGCCCAGGCCCCCCTAGTGGACATATAAAGCTCCTCTGAGCAGCGCCAGCATGGCCCATGGTGGTCGTTGACCTGCATACACCACACGTCATTGTGATTACTGTTAGCGCAAGCATGGGCGTCTACGAGCACATAGCTGCCACGTAGCTCCAAAGGCTCAGTGAGCTTGACCAGCTTTCCTCTTACTACCGATTGAAAGCTGGGGCAGACTACATCGGGCAGATCGTAGATCACTTGTACAGCCCAGCCTCCATACGCATGACTGTAGCTACGTGTGTAGCCACCGGGCAGAAGTAGCAAAGGTATTGCTTGTCCTCCTTAGCCTTGCCGACAGTCACACCAATAGCACGGTTGTCCTGGCACCAGTCGATACAGCCCCCCTTGGGACGACCATGAAGGTTGAAGCAGCGCATGGCGTCTTCCTTGTAGTTCTCACGGTTATCACGCAGAAAGCGCTCTAGCTCGTCGTCGTGGACAGCCTTAGCAAGCTGGTCGGGATCGATGAGGTCTAGCTCCCTGTCAGGGATATCAGCGAGGATAGAGGGGTGAAGGTTGGGGTCGCTACCGTACCTACGTAGGTGAGCGTCCACAGCATCCTGCAGCGCGTAGTCGTACTTAGCCTCTAGATCAGCGTCCCGGTTATAGTCGGGAAGACGATCGACGGTCTTACAGCGGTTGCATATCAAAAGTCTAGCCATATGGTGCTCCTAGTGTGTTTGCGGGTATTCAGTATGCTCGCTGGCCTGAACGCTTGACCCCGTTGAGGTTGTACACCCTGCTAGACACCTCAGGAACATAGCCGTCACCATCATAGTTACCGTGCTGTTCGTTGTTCCAGTACTGGGCGTCTGGCACCTCGGGGGCACCTCCACGATCGGGGGTGCGCTTAATGACAATGCCGTCCGTAAGACCTTCCTTGAGGTCTACGTTCAATGAGCGTGATTCGTTAACAGCCATGTGTATATCCTACCATTCTAGAGGTTTGTGGGGGCGTGACGCAAGCGTCACTGTCAGTATTTCGACCAATCTATGCCGCTGAGGGTCTCATCCTGCTTGCCTGAGCGCCTCTGTATGCGTGTCTGAGGCCTCTGAGTGGGTTCAGCGGGGGCAGATGGCCCAGGACCCAAAGCAAGCGGCTCAGGGCGCTTGTAGGTGGCCTGAATGGGCTCTGAGCGCTGCACCCCTGCGGGACCAGCACTGAGAGCGTCCTGGGCAGAGATAGCTTCTGGCCCACGATACATGCGGGGGCGAGGTGCTGGAAGGTTGTCGTTCAATGCGGGCTGGTACCCAGCACGAGAAGGGAGAGGACCGGCGCTACCGGAAGACGGACGGCTACGGGCAGCTATCTTGTCAAACCATTCTCGACCGGTAGTCTCATGCCGTAGGAACTCCCCAGTGGGGCCATCTGAGGCACGTAAGTGGTCAGCAGGGGAGCCCAAGCTGCTGTGGGGGTGGACGTGCTCCTCTACGATCTCCTCCACCCCACGCTCCACAGCCATGGCACCAGCAAAGCGCTGAGCTGTGCGGGAAACACCCTGTAGGAGGCCGGAAGCCTCTGGGTAGTTGTCCACAATGGGGGCGTAGCTGCGGTTAGAAGCAGTATGAAACTGGGGGGGCTGTGTGTTGTCTGGCTTGCCGTAGACCAGGCCTACCGTAGGTCCGTTTTGTGCGGGGGGTACCTTCACATAGTCTCTCATGACCACATAGCTCCCATGCTGTAACGGCTACCGGCCTGGGTGCCATCATCAGCAAGCATGCTCTTCTGAGCTGGCATGCCAGATACCCAAGAGCGGTAGCTCGGAGTCTGACGGTCAATGTTCATGACCTCTTGGATGGTCCACTCCTGCTTGGAGAAGCCCAGACGCTCTGGAAACGGGTTCTGCACACCGGCTACAGGACGCATGTTGCGGATCTCGTCATCAGTACCAGCAGTAGCCCTCATCAGGGCGTCGTCTACTAGGTACTCAGTGCGAGACTGCCAGGGCTTGGGGGCCCTTCTCGTAGGATTAGCATCTGATAGGTTCATATCCTTATCAGTCTATCAGTACTGGGGTCCACGATAGTAAGCCCCGGTGTTCTTGGTGAACTCTCCCATATCCTTCATAGCAGCACGTCTTACATCCGGTTCGAAGGTATCAGAGCCACGAACATCAGTGTGAACGACAGGTAGGAACTGGTCTTTCTTGTTAAGCCCAGCATCGAAGTCAGCAGCAGCTGCTCGATGGTGACCCTGGCCCATCATGAGGTCGTTGTCCCCGTGAATGAGCTGTACTGGGTTCAACACGCCCTTCTCCTGCACAGAGGAGAACACTCCTGACCCGTGTTGACCCTCTTGGCGGGGGCGCATAGAGTCAGTCAGCTTGATATCAAACACCTCTTCAACCGAGTTGAATGGTAAGTCAGCAGTAGCGGTAAGGCTGTCACGTAGCTCCTGAGCAGGCATAAACATGGGCAGCTGAACGGGCTTGCTCATATCGTCTGCAGACAGTGTGAACTGGCCCCCCTTGGGCTTTAAAGTTCCCACGTCTGCACTCCCTTGGCTGCTGCGAGCTTCTTTCTAGTCTGGTGGGACACGTTGTCGCTATGAGCGTCTGAGTGGGACACAGGAACCTCCAGGCCCAAGTCGGCTGCTGCTGCTAGCCGGTGGTGCCCATCGTGTAGGCGTAGGCCGTCGTGGCGATCCTCACTGCCCTTGAAGTCGCCGTGGCGCACCTCCAGTGGCTCTCCCTGGTAGCCACGGCTGGCCAGGGAGTCGTAGACACCGGCACCTCGGCCCCCGTTGTCCACCTTCTCCTTGGACTCAGTCAGCTTGCGGTCCCACATCTGAGGCAAGTCCTCTTGGTGGTCGGTGTCGTACGACAGACCGATACGACCCTTAAGCTCTCTAGCTGGCATCAGCATTTGGAGCTGCTCTCCCTTATCGCCCTTCATCATCTGTAACCAAACCCTGCTTTGCGATTTGAATCAGATCTGGCGTCTGATAGGTCGTTGTGGTGCAGTACCGGAATGGGCTGGTCGGGGGCGATGTCTAGGGCAGCGGCGACCCGGTGGTGCCCCCCAACGACCTCTGGCTTGCCAGATGATCCGAACTGGGAGCCCAGGTGGACTGGGAACTGCACTCCTTCTTCTCGGATAGAGTCGTAGAGCGTGCTGCTGTTCTCCTTATTGAAGTTGTATTCAGCCTGCTTGATACCTTTGTATTCGTCACGGTCGTCGTACAAGTCGTCGTAATTGGTACCGGTGTAGTCCTCGCTCTTTGGGTAGCTAGCACGGGCTGCCAGCGAGCCGGTGTTGTTGAAGTAGTCTTTTGAGCCTGTGCTTTCATCCAATCCACGAGCGTCGTTGTACTCAGACGTGGTCATCTGGGATTCATATAGCTTGCGGTCCCACACGTCCTGGTCTGACTCCGTACCGGAATGGTAGAAGTACGGCCTGCCCTTGTGTTCCTCGGTGTTCAGGGGCCGCATACCGCCGTCACGGTTGAATCGCCTAGGGGTGTTAGTGCCTCCCTGGGTGTTGCGGGGGCGCGCAGTGAACTCACCCCATGGGTTGTCTGTCTGGCCCCCACGGTTGTCATCCCACCTACGGTCCTCACGGTCACCGTCCAGAGGCTGGTACTGTTCGGTGATCTCCCGTGGGGTCATGAACATCTGTAGCTGCTGAGTCTTACCTGACTTAATCACTTGTACCTCGGTAGCAGGCTCTTGAGCATAGACTGACGCTGATAGTCAATGATCTCTTGCTGGGGGCGCTCTAGGGTGCTAGGAGTACCACGTGGGCCAGCCTTACCGTCGTTGGTAAGGCGCACAGGCTCGGCCCCCACGGGGGCGTAGCGCTCAGTACCTGCCATCTGGCGCTCTAAGCCGGTGTTGAGATTGAACTCATCCGGCCAGAGGTAGTCGCCTGGGTTGATACGCTCGCCTTTGTGAACACCACGAGAGTAGCTACGGTGGTTCTGGCGGTGGACAGAGTCAAGCAGCTTGTCAGACCGCCTAGTGGTAGCTGGCTCGGTGCCTAGGTAACCATCAGGGTGCTGAACGTCAGGGGACGAGCCCCAAGCAGCTAGCCTGCGGTCCTTGAGGTCTCTGAAAGCGGGAGTAGGGCCAAGAAGGTTCTGAGACTGGGCGTCGTGGACCCCAGTACCCTGCCAGTCTGTGAATGACTGCTGGTGGTTACCACTCATGATCGGATACTCCCAGTAGCCTCAGTAAATGCGATGAGACTTCCACCACGGCCCCCACCAAGATTAGAAACAGGGCGCACACCACTAGCAGAGCTAGCTTTATCCTGCTGCTCCTGTCGCTTGCGTTCTGCCATCCATGCTGGAGTGCGATAAACCATTGGCATTCGTCAGTCCCATCCTGGTATCCACGGTCGGCGGTGCTTCTCAGTCTTAGCGTCTTCGTCAACGAACTCACGGTATCTGGAAGGTACCTTGGCAAGGAACTCATCCTCGACCAGGTCGTCAGGGTCAACGAGGGTAAATAGGTCTGGATGAAGTTCCACTCACCCATCTTACCATCACTTGCGAATGACAGGCTTGAAAGACATAGCAGAAATGGTGTCCCCGCTATCCCCTTCAATGTCATCGAATCCTGGCATGAAGAGAAGGTCGATACCACGGGGGGCGACGAACCCACGAGCGATAGCTAGAGCCTTGCACGCCTGGTTGACGGCATTGGCCCCGATCGCACGGATCTTGGGGGCCTCACCACGGATGACCGCACGAGCGATGATGCTCCCTACGGACTGTGGATTGCTGGTTCCAGACACCTTAATCAGGTCATCGGCTAGTTCTTCGGACATGGGTTACTCCTAATAGACGGGTTGTTTACAACCCCTCTATTCTAACCTATGTATGCAGTGGCCAGAGGAGGAATCGAACCCCCAAGCGTTACTCAGGTCATTAGCTAGTGTCGTGCCTACCGGTTAAGACCGAGGAACTAGCAGGATATGCCCTACCTAAGACGCACACCCACCGGGCTGGCCGGGTGTTTGTATTTCATATGCGAAACCAAGGCATCCTTGGCTTGTTTCCGTGTAAGAAGAGGGTTGTGACTTAGCCACACAGAAGGACCGGTACGCCCCTTCTTAAGGTGGTGTTTCTTGGTTACTTTCCGCTTACCTTCGCACCCGCACACAGGACATCGGTACTGCCATTGCTTTCGGGACATAGGGATCTTGAAGATGGGGTTCTGTCTAGCATTAGGTGACTCTGGCTCCACGTCAACGGGGTCAGGAACCTGCAGAGTCACGAGTACCCAGCCTCCTTGAGGAGGGTTACGAACTCACCGAAGGTCATGAGTACGTACTGTTCCCCCATGCGGGTAAACCCAAAGCCAGGGCGCTTAAACACGACGGCAGGAACAGCGGGAGCCCCAACCTCCCACTCTTCCGTTTCACTATTGTAGCTGTGGGGGCGAACTTCATCCTGAAACGCTTGCTCTTCTGCCCCTTTCAACCACTCAGACAGCTTGAACGTCTTGGCGTTCTTGTTCTGAATGATGACCTGTCTACGCCCCCGGTCGAAGCCGTTGTCGATGCCGTTGATATCACCGGTGTCGTACTTGCCCTTGGTAGCGGGGCGGTACACGTTTCGGAACCCACGCCCACGTAGGTACTTGATAGTGGCCGTCTCAAAGGCGGTGCCTCTGGCTTTGTTGCGGTTACTCACAACCTAGGAGCCCCAGAAACAGCAGCCTCAACAATAGAGATGACGTCAAGCTGAGACAGTTCTACTTCTGACGGTACGGCCTCAGGAGTTACGACTGGTGATACCGCTGAGGATGCCACGGTGACGGGGGAACCGACTGGGTAGCCGCATGGTGTGCCCCCCACAGAATGGGAGCCAATCGATCCAGGCTCCGTACGAGTGTTATACGTGACGAACTCTCCTTGCGGAATAGGAGTGTTAGGGTTGTCGTCAATCCAGCATTCATGCGAGGCCATCCATGCGTCCCCTGCTGCTTTCAGCTCAGCTGCGGTCTGTACGGTTGAGTCGTACATGACAATGGGAGCGCCCTGGAATGTCCACGACGGATCTGGTGTCCAACCTGTAGGCATACACACTTCGATAGGTGCGCCCTGGTAGTCGCCCAAGTAGCAATTAGTCGGGTCCGGTTCAACCGGGGGGCACAGTTCCAGGGGCGCCCCTTGGTAGTCCACTGTCGTGCACTCCTCGGCGTTCCCGACGCTCGGTACGGCGATAGCCGCAGCGAGCAGAGTAATGGCAGCAATTAGTGTCTTCATGGTGTGTCTCCTTGTGGGTTTGTGGTGGCTTGCTTCATTAGCTCGTACAAGGATATACCACCCTGCACGGTAAACAACAGCTGGGCATTATGGAACACAAGCAACTGATCCCCATCCCCTTGGGGGACGACGAAGATGCTTTCAGCGTTACGCTTCTTGAGTTTCATAGCGCCTCAGCTCCTCTGCTTGTCGTTCTACCTTGATGATCATACGCATCAGGCGCTCCTGGGCGGGCCGGTAGAGTCTCCGGTACGTGGACCGTAACGGGAAGAGGGTCAGGTACGACTATCATGTCTTAGTCCTAATCCATCTAGATATTGTGGCCTGAGGAAACCCAACGGCGTCACCTATCTCAGCCTGGGTACAACCCACAGCGTATAGGGCAGCTACTAGAGCCACTAGCTCAGGGGTAGACGTTTTCCAAGCAGCTCTCCCCTTGCCATCCCTGTCGGCTACGTTGTCTTGAGGAGTGCCTAGGAACAGGTGAGATGGCTCTACGCAGGGTGGGTTGTCGCACGTATGACACACCATGAGGCCGTCTGGTATAGGGCCGAATGACTCGGCCCAAGCCCACCGGCTAGCTACATAATACTTGGTGCCGTCTACCCTACGGACACACTTGCCGTAACCCTCTGGAAAGCGTGCTCCCCCCCACTCAAGACACCCGGTAGGCGTACGAGTAAGGGGGACGGTGCGAGGTGCCATAGCGATCACTTAGCCGTGAACGGCCATTCTGTAATAGTTCCATTTTGAAGCAGGATGTACATTCCAAGGATAAAGCCCTCAAGCATGAGGATCAGCTCGGTTAGCTGCTCTGACTCCAGTTCCTTCCAGGAGCCGGTCATCCTGTCTCTGTCGAACGAGGGGCACATCTCTGCGAATGCGTAGCGATCCTCATTGGACATGCCTAGCTCCTTAGCCACAGACATGGCTCGGAGGAATTGTGCATGCCTATCAACTGGCGGCTCTTGGGGGGCCCCCCTGGTCACGGTGCGAGTCACTGCAACTGCTCCTTGGCTTGCTTTACGACGCCTTCCAGAGCCTCCTGGACTGTCGAGGCGTAGTGGATAAGAGCCTGCTTGTCTAGACGGGCATCCCATGCCTCCGCCTCCACGTTGCCGTCCATGTCGGAGCCCACTACCCAGTCGTAGTTGTTCCTGTCTAGCCAAGCGACCATCTCTTGAATGTCCATCAGGACTCCTCCAGTGGGTCTCCGTGCATGTCTACCTCTACGTAGGTAACAGTGACCTTGTAGGCTCTTGCTTCCTTGCCTCCGCACTGGCGCATGGCCTGCTTGGCAGAGCCGTAGAAGACCCCCTGGTTGGGGTACGCAAACTGATCTGAGTACCAGCTGGAGGACGACGGGTACTGGCCGACGAACCCTTCGGTGATTGGCTTGGGTGAATGTTGACTCATGCGGTGAACCCTACACTGACTGGCGAGTCAAAGCAAGTGCTTTTATAGGAACAGAACACGCAAGGCATCTTGCTCTTCATGGCGTTGTCGATCCTGGGGGGCAGGGTGCCAGCGTCCAGGTGGTCAATGAGGTCGTCAGCCTTGTCCAGCATCTCATCTACGATGAGGGGGTCGAACTTGATCTGGAACTCCTTGACCTCTTGGGTGGGCTTCCACTCGTAGATCACCACGGCGTCGTGGATACCGGTGCAGTGCATGTACAGGTTGATCTGACGGAGGTGTGTAGTGAGGGGGCGCTTGATGCGCTTCCACAGTTCGTCCAGGTCAGCAGATCCGTTCTCGTACAGCTCGTACATCTTGGGGGCGTCCCATCGAATGGTACCTAGGCCCACGCTCTTGATCTCAATGAGAGCCTTGCCACGGTCATCGATGATCATGCCGTCTGCATGACCGATGATGCGGTGCTCCTTATCCTCCACTGCTACCTCTGCGTAGCGGATGAGGTGGCCGTCAGCCTCGCACTCTGGGCATATAACGGGAGACGAGTCAGACCACCACTTGTGGTGACAGATGAGGCACTTCCAATTGCCAGCGAGGATGCCAGCACGCCTCATCCAGTTCTGCCACTTGTCGTGGATGTTGTTCCCCTCGGCCAAGATGTTGATACGACGGAGGTTGAGGTTCTCAGGGTTGGACTCGGAGTAGTCATTGATCTTGTACCACGTCTGTCTGATACACCACTTATCCTTGGACATCTCCGATGGATGTAAGTGCTCGGTGTCACGGTGGCTGTTGTGGAGGATCATGTCTTCACGCATGGTCTCCTCAATGGGGCCGAGCACACGACGGTTCTGCCCCTTGAGATTAGACTTGTACGACTGCTCGTACCACTTGGGGGCGCTCACTTAAGACTCCCAGTCTTGATGAAGTGCTGCTGCCACTCCACCAGGGAGGGCCCCAACAGCAGGTGCCGCACCTTCTCGTAGTCTTCCATAGTCATACGAGCAACGATGTCAGCAGCCCGATCTGGGGTGAGTTTGGTGACCTTCACCTCGTCAATCAATTCAGTCAATGGTTGGGGGTCTGGTACTTCGTGAATCATGCGTACTCCCAGGTTCCGTCAGGATTGATGACAACCATTGTGCTGATACCACCCGGCTGGTAGTCCACGTCAGGGTAGAGGTGTAGCTGCACCTTCTGAGGTGTTATGAACCACCTACGGAAGGTGTCCTGCTTCTTTAGGTCCACCATGGTCAGCAGCTCTTGGAGGGTGTAGTCGGTGGGCGGGTTGTCGGTCTTCTTGTTCTTTCGTTTCATTCTATGCCTGCTATCTCTAGGAAGTCGTCTTCGTTTAGTGTGACGTAGCGTCTGCCGTTGATATCAACTTGCCATACGGGGATACGACCCTCTAGCACAGCACGCTTGGTCAGGTCTTGCATGTCCTTGTCTTTGACGCTGAATGACTTGGCGTTGGGGAGCGTCTTGGCCTTGTTCTCAATGAGGAAGTCATGTGCACGTACGTCAGCCTTCCTGACCCACCCGGCACCTGACATGGCGTTACGAGATCCTTTGTAGGTGTCAGCCGTGCGCTTCTCTTGCCGGTCGGATACCTTCTGAACTGCGGTCCTACTCATATCAGAGTCGTCCCCAGTCTTCGTTCCTCATCATCTCCATGATCCCAGCTTCCGTATTCTGGATGTAGTCATTCATGGCGTTCCTCATCATCTCCATGATCTCAGCTTCCGTATTCTGGATGTAGTCATTCATGTGCATCAAGTTGTACGAGTACTTGCAGCAGCCGTCGTTCATGTAGAAGTCGGGGCCCCCACATCCGGGACATAGATCCTCTGGGGAGGGTTCTTCGTAGACCTCTAAGATCGGGTCACCTGGGTCGTCAACCAGGTCAACCTCTGGGTCAGGGACGATGATCATGGTCAAGCTCAATGCCAGCAGCAGCCAGATGAGCCTCCACAGCAGCGAACACGATGTCCCTAGTGCCCTCTAGATCTCCTAAGTGGTCGTAGGCAAGGTAAGGGTCTCCTGGGGAGGGAGGAGACAGGGGGCCACCGGTAACTGGCCGAGTACGCTTATGGGCTGGAACTGTGCCACCACCAAGGCGAATAGCGGGGAGGTGCTGGTCTGCCCAGGACTCTTTGCCAGCAAGGATCTCGTCGGAGCGCTGTGCCCACACAAAAGCGGCGAGCTGCAGTGCTGACATATCTCCAGCGTGTACGGCAGTAGCCATGTATTCCAAGGCCAGCACGCACTGGGTGTAAGGGTCTGGGCGCATGGAAGTCATGCTACTTCGGTTTCGACTGCGCTGTCAAGTTCTTCTTCCACGCCTATCTGCAGACCGAACGAAGGGGGCCCCCCACCCAGGACAGCGTCCATGGCAGCAGTTCGAAGCTCGTCCTGCAGATCAAGGTCGGCACGAACGTCATCAAAGATAGGAGCCTTACCGTTCCACTTGTAATCACCGTACGAGTACCAAGCACCCTTGCGATCAATGACACCAATAGCCAGACACACGTAGACAATGTCCTTGACAAGGTCAAAGTCGCCAGCCTGGAAGCCGTTACCATCAGCAAAGTACACGTCAACCGTGGCCACTTGCTGTGGTCGGTAGGTCTTGTTCTTCATGACACGACACTTGATGGACTGACCGATGCGATCTTCAATCTTGCTACCATCTGTCAACCACTCGTCCCTGCGAACTTCCATACGAGTGAAGAAGTAGTAGTTCTTCGCCTTGCCACCGGGAGTTGTGCGGGGGTCTCCATAGGTAACGCCGATCTGGTCACGCCACTGGTTGATAGCGATCATGGTGCAGGTGCGCTCGTCCTCAGTAAGGGACCGGCGCTGGGCCTTGGCACACTTCTTGAAGAAACGAGAGAGGATCTGTGCCCCCGTAGCAACGGAAGCCTCATCCATCTTCTTGCTCACCTCGGTAGAGGTGACTAGAGCTGGGAGTGAGTCGATGATCAAGCAGTCTACTGCTCGCTGCTCAATAGCCTTGAGAGCTAGCTCCAGAGCGGGCTCCATCTCGTTGGTCTCCAACACCCAGAGACGATCCAGGTCTACACCAAACGACGCAGCGTAGGAAGGAACGTACTCCTCTGCTGCGATCCACATGCACGTCCAGTCGGGGTCCAAAGACTGGTTGGCAGCTACAGTGCGGTAGCACAGAGCAGTCTTACCAGACGACTCTTCTCCAACGACCTCATTCCACTGGTTAGCTGCCCAGCCACCACCCAGAGCTAGGTCGTAAGCGAGGATACCGGTAGTGGTGCGGGGAATCTCTTGGCGGGCGGCGCTGCCCTTGAGCAGTACTTCTGTGCCGAACTTCTTGTTGATCTCTGCTGCTAGAACGTCTAGTGTTGACATGTCTTCTTCTTTGTCTTAGGTGTTTGGTTTGATTAGGAAGTAGCCCAGGTGGACTGGTCTGCTTGAGCAAACCGTCCATTCCACCCGCATTCAAAGCACTTGGGGCTGGGTGACACCATAGTGCCGTCGTTCTTCATGATGGCCTGTCCAGCCTGAGAGAACAGGTTACCGCTACCACAGTTAGGGCAGCGACGATCACCGTCCGTCCTCCTAGCGTCACCACCCTTGGAAGAATTGCTACTAAGGAATGCAGAAAGGTTAGGTGGAGGTGGTTCTTGTACTGTAGTTGCAGCGGGTGGGGGAGTCGATGGATAGGGCTGCGGAGCGGGGGTGGAGGGAACTGCTTGGGGGCCTACCGAGATCCCACGTGCAGGGGGGGTAGTTACCCCCAGACGCCTTGCGTACCAGTCACTGCTCATCGTCAGACTCCTCCACAGGAGCAGGTGCGGGGTCGTCGTCGTGCATAGGATCGGGTCCCATAGTTGGAGGGGGCCAAGCGGCGGCAGGCTCAGCAACCATGCGGTTGTCCTGGAGTAGGACCTCGTACTCAGCCATGGTGTCTGCGTAGTTATCTGGAGCCTTGATAGGGAGCATTGTCTTTGGGTTGACGTGCACCTCTTCGATCTCTACAGCGTCTAGGTCGTTGATGGTGATGAGACCAGAGCGATGGAGCGCCTGCAACGCCGCAATCGTGAACGTCATGAGGGTAGCCTGGTGCTGGAGCTTGAACATGTCGGGAAACTCGTGACCAACCATCTTCTCCATGGCCCCAACGAACCACTCAGTCTGCTGCTCTACCTGCTCCCCTACACCAAGTACCCTGAGCTTAGCCCAGCTACGCATAACGTTCTTTGTCTCGGAGAACCGAACGTCCTTGCCAGTGGGAACGAACCCAGCGCTCTCAGCGATCTCCTGCCCGTTCATGGGGTCAAGAGATAGCAGAAACATACGCTCTTCGTTCTTGAGGCGGTCAATTGTCATGATGTCATCCTTACTTAGCGTCATACCAAGACCCTGCTGAATCGGCGTTGACTTCGATAGGTATACCCATGATAACAGCTCCATTTCCCATAGCGTTCGCTAGCTCTGACTTCCAGAGTGGTGCATCTTCTGCTGGCACGGATATTACCAGCTCGTCGTGCACTTGCACAAGCATCTTGCAAGATGGGTACGGCAGCATCTTGTGTACCTTGACCATGGCTGCCTTACAGATCTCTGACGCAGTGCCCTGTACTACGTGGTTGACCGCCTGCCTCTCGGCTCGGTACACATCGTAGATGTTAGAAGATTGCAGCTCCGGTAGCCTACGACGACGACCTCCTAGAGTCTCTGAGTACCCAAGGCGGTGAGCAGATTTAGCTACCTCCTTCTTCCAAGCAGTGAGCTGCGAGAAGGTGGAGTCGTACCCTTCGATGACGCTCTCAGCGTGCGCTAATGGGATGCCTGCCTTCTCTGCGAGCAGCTTAGCGGTGCCCCCGTACCCGATGAGGAAGTTAGGCATCTTCCCGTAGAGCTGTCGTTCATCTGGGGTGATGTCTTCGGGGGCCTTGCTGAGGATGGCAGCTGCCGTAGCTGTGTGCAGGTCGTACTGATTCTCAATGAAGATCTGGGACATGGCGGGGTCCTCAGAGAACATGCACATGACTCGCAGTTCGATCTGTGAGTAGTCAGCTACGATGAGTAGGTCGGACGGCTCTGCCACGAACAAGCTACGCACCTTGCCATCACGAGGGATGTTCTGGAGGTTGGGGTTGCTGGAAGACAACCTTCCAGTTGCAGCCCGGTGTAGGTGGAACTGTGGGTGCAGCCTACTCTTGTTCAGCTGGGGGCGGAGTCCGTCAACGTACGTGGACTTCATCTTCTTGACCTCCTGCCAACGGAGCATCAGACCAATCAGTGGGTGCTCACCCTTCAACTTCTCCAGTACGGAAGAGTCAGTAGATGGCTCACCTCCTGGTGTCTTCTTGGTTGGCTTGAGCCCCAGACCTCCCTCGCTCTTCTTGTTGAAGAGCAGGGCACGCTTGTCCACAGTGGAGTCAGGGTTAAACCCCAAAGGGGCACCCTCATTAGCCATGTCGAGAAGGATCTGGTTCAGCTCCAGCTCCAGCTCCTGGCCTAGCTTCTTCATAGCACGCTGGTTGACCTGGATGCCGTTCATCTCCATCTGTGCGAGCACAGGGAGCGTGGCCTGGTCAGCAAACGTAGCCTTGAGCAGCTTGGGAACACGACTGATCTTGCGCCAGAGACGACGGTACATCATCCACGTCCATCGAACGTCAAGGTGTACGTACTCACACGCCAGGCTGAACGGCTCGTAGTTGATGGTCTTGCCCAGCTTGCCGTGCCTGTGGTATGGGTCGTACTTGTCGAACTCATGAGCGATGATCCCCTGGAGGGAGTACTTCATGAGGTTCTCGTCCATAATGTGCTCAAGGAGCTGGGTATCTACATATGAACCCTTGGGTAGGCCCCCCAAGTACTTAGCAATCGACTTGCAGTCAAACTTGATGTTGTGTCCGATCTTGACGATCGTCTCGTCCAAGAAGATAGGTCCTAGTACTTCAAACACCTGTTCCTGAGTGAGCTGAGAGGGAGGGGGAGCAAACACAGGGGGGACGAAGTACTTAGCCTTAGCCATGGACTCGTTGCCGTTAGCTAGGATCTTACGGTAGCCCTCGGGGGGCGTAGTGCTACCGTCTCCTATCTCTGCTGGTAGGAGCATCTCACCATTGAGATGCCCCATTGGTATAGCCCATGACATGTGGTCAACAGCGATGCCTATCCAGAACACCTCGTTACGTAGGGTGTCCACCGCCAGCTCGTCTGTCCAGCGGTCTTCGATCGCCTTACGTGAGCGCTCTACAACCTGCGGGTTGTGGGACTTGAGGGTGGCTTTCTTCTCTTCCCACTCCTCATCGATCATGTCAAGCACGTCGCTATGTCGTGAGATGTGCCCACGTGTCTCGACGTCGAACACAAACTCACCTGAGTTACGGATAGCTTCGGCTACCTCTTGTAGACCTTCTAGTGTGACGACACACGGGGTCGAGAGACCCCGTGTGCCTGCGTAGCTTGTCACTCAGTTGACCTCAGGAAAGGTCTTCTGCTGCAACGTCCACCAGCGTCTTGCGCTGAGGGATGGGGACGATGCTCTCGTCGTACAGCTTGCCCATCAGGTCACGCATCTCGTCCTCATCGATGGGGGCCATGCGATAGTCCTCTGCGAGGTCACGCTCACGCACCATGTTGAAGTTGGTCTGGGACGACGTGCCGGTACCAGAGCGAGAGACCGCCCAGTAGTGCTTGTCGATGGGGCCAGTGGTCTGGTTGATGTGGAAGTTCTTGAGCTGGTCCATGACACGGACGCCAGCCTCCAAGGACTTGATGATGGGCTCACCAGCGCTGTCAAGCAGCGCCACGTTGAACGCAAACCGAGCCTGCGGGCGGTCCCCAGCCTGGCAAAGCGGGCAGCCCTTAGGGTCCAGCTTGTCGATGCAGGTAAAGGACTTCTGGCCCTGGCGCTCAATCCAGTGAACGTGGAACGAGGTGTAAGGCTCTGACTCCAGGAACTTGATGACCTGGATGTCGTTGCTGATCTTGAGCCGGTCAGCAAACGGAGAGTCCTTCTGGCGTGTCTCCTCTGCGTTACCCCAGCCACGGCGAATAGCCTTACGGCTGATCTGTCTGGCAGCGGGGGCCGACTCCTCTACTTCGGGAGCCTCTTCGGCTGCGTCCTTGGTGAGTGTGTCGGTGTCTTCGTAGTCGTACTTACCCATGGGGTGGTACCTATCTTTCTTTGTCTTGTCTTGGATGGAGTGTCTTAGTCTTGAGGGTAATTCTGCATGTGACGGCGGAAACCGTCCCAGTCTCCCGCTGTGTAGTCCCGTAAACAGAACCGCTCAGCGGCAGCTACTAAGTATAGCACCTGCTCACGGCTGTAAAGCCGTTTACCCTTAGCAGGTTTCCCAGGGATCTGCTCCCCAGATGGTTTGGGAGTACGGTACTTGGGGGCGGGTAGCCACCCTTTCGACTCCCAGGATCTTAAGGTGATAGCACTTCGGCCTACTGCCTTGGCGACCTCACCGATGGTATAGAACTCACGAGTCTTTCCCCCGATAGCCCAAGTCGTAGACTTTAGCTCATTGATGTCGAACCCGTCAACCTTCTCTGGCTTATTACCAGCATTCTTGAGAGGCTTCTTACCGGGAACAGTTGGAGCATCATCAGTAGGAGGAGCAGGCTTGTCAAACTTCGACAGGATGTCGTCCCAGTTCTGCTTAGCCATTGCGCTCCTCTATCAGAAGTCCAAGCCAACCAGTGGCTGCTAGCCACCCAAACGTAGCCGATAGATTACCTGTGGTAACGGCGGTGATGGCATTAAGCACTGAGACAAACAATACGATGTAGAAGAACCAGTTGGGTAGCATCACGCCACCGGTTCGTTCTCGTAGTAGGGCTCGTCCAACGGGTCGAGTTGGCCACCCTTACCAAGCAGCGTGATGAGATCCTGTGCCTGTGCGTAGGCATCTGACAGGGGATGGTGCGGGTGACGGGGCCGGTGGGCTCGTAAGTGGTTAGCGTGCCAGTCAGAACTAGATGCGGCCCCGAACGCCATGCTCCTCAAGCACAGGGTGCGATAGTGAAACGGGTTGGGGACACCGGAGCGATTGAACATGTCCAACGTCCAAGCAAAGTCAAAGCTGACCGGGTTAGCTACGAAGATACGATCTTCCCAACCGGAGCCATACTGAGAGACCCACGCCTCAAAGCGCTCAGCCACCAAGGGTAGTCCGTAGCGTGACAGATGCCTGTCTGCGTAGGCCTCCCCCGCTACGAATGGGTCGATGGCTTCGACTCCTTTCCAGAACTTAAGGGTAGAGTTTGGCAGAAGTGCTTGAATGATGGGGTCACTAGGTGGAAGCTGCCACAAAGTGGGAAGGGGGGGCGTCCTGACACGTTCATAGAACGTGTCAACGATCCAGCCGTCATAGGATACTGCGACGGCCCCAATACTGAGCAAGTGGGAGTGCGAGTCACCGGGCACTAGACCGGAAGTCTCTACGTCTACTGAGAAGTAGGTTAGGTCAGTACTCAACTTGCTCCTCCTGTGTTACTTTGACAGCCCAACTTGTAGAGACATCAAAGAAGTCTTCGATGGTGGGCCCCCCTTCTTCTGCGTGCTCAAACATGTAGCCAGAGAATGAGTCTTCTGTTAGCTCTCTGTGCTCGGGGACCATGGTAGTACCCTTCTCCCAAGCATCAGCATCCCTGGACTTGAGGTACTCCTCTGCCCTCTCTGAGTTGAAGCGCACAGTCTTGCGAGCTTCGTGCTTGATCATGTAGTCGTGGCCAGGTAGCCACACGTGACCGTTCTCGTCACGCTGACCAAAGTCTTCCAACATGCTCTTGATCATCTGCTTGAGCTGCTCTTCACGCTCTTGCGAAGTCTTCGTCATGTGCTTCTGGTCTGTGAACGACTTGGCTATGCGATCCAGCCTATCTGGATCGACACCCTCCGGTTCAGGTACTTCGTACATCCGTGTATCACTCTTCACCGGTGCTGAACTCAGCGGTGGGGGCACCAGTCAGCACGACTTGCTTGGAGGTGGCGTCCCACTCGGCTGGACCTGCCAGTGTGGAAACAAAGCCCTCCCAGTAGCTGGCGTATCCCTTTCCGTCCTCATCCACACAGATGACAGTGGTACCGGTAGTGTCAGCGGTGTAGAGACCGTTGGCCTCCAGCTGTGGCAGGGTGATGGTCCCCTCGTGCTTCGTGATGATCTTCTGAGGGTTGGTGAGCTGCCACGAGCCTGGAATGGGGAACCCAATCGAAGGACACTGGTGGATCGGGTCAGTGACCCCCTGGTTGAAGAAGAACGACGTCGTGACGGTGGCATTCGCCTGCGCCGTCTGGATGTCAATCATGTTCTGACGAAGCTGTGACGAGTTGAACACGGGAACCGGCTGGGACTGGAGGTACTGGTCGAGCTGGTCGTCCCCAACCTGCTCCTCCTTTTCCGTCCCACCACCCCCACTCTCCACCCCACAGGCAGAGAGGGCGAGGATGGCAGCGACGGCAGCAGCGGTGATCTTGGTAGCGGTTCTCATGAGCAGTTCTCCTGTACGAATTGTTGTGCGTTGAATGGTAGTTGAATGGTATCGGTCAGCTTGGCTGCCGAATCGCAGATGCCATCGATGATGGCAACTCTCTGGTTGGCCGGGATGTTACCCTCTGCCTCACCGATGTCGTCCAAGATCTGCTCCACGAGGGCGTTCTGACGCCCGTAAGTGTCTTGCAGAATCTGAGCGTTGCGGTTGGTGCTGTACTCCTTGATGGCAAAGCCGAGGAAGAACAGTCCTACCACTATCGACAGGACTAGCAAGACGGAGAGGATGATCCCCGCAGTGGTTGCGAATAGCCGTTTCATAACGTGGTTGTTCTCCTTGGTAGAGGGTTGATGGGGGCACCTTAGCAGCACCGTATGGAAGAAGTCAAGTCAAACTTGAGATTCCTGGAGGAATGTTGTGAGAGTGGAGACGTCGATCTCCATGCCCCGCTCCTGGTCGTGGTGCTGCCCATCAATGAACGCCTCATTGGTCTTCTTTTTTAACTGCAGCATCTCGTACTGTCTCTCCTCTAGAGAGCCCGCCATCACAAAGGAGGTAATGGTGACGTGCGGAAACTCGGATGAGAGACGAATGATACGGGCTTCACGCTGTTCCAGTTTACCGCTAGACCAGGGTAAGTCATACGAGATGAGGTAGTTGGCCACCGGAAGGTCAACTCCGTATCCACCGGCATCCGACGACAAGAAGACCTTGACGTGGGGGTCGGTACTGAACTTCTCTTTAGCGTTGTTCTTCTCGGCATCGCTCATTCCTCCCATGAATAGTACGCTGGATATTCCCATTGCGGACAGGTTTGCTTTGATAGTACGAAGGTTGTCCTTGAAGAATGAGAACAGAACAACCTTGTTCTCCTCACTCTCGCTGAGGACCTCTTGGATGTAGTCAAGGCACACGTCCAGCTTGGGGGTGGCGTCTACCCCAGTCATCCAGCCAGCCTTGACGATCTCAGATGCGTACTGAGACCCAGATGTCACACGTGGGTTGTCGTAGTCAGCAGCTGAGTTCTTAACCAACGACGGGTTGTCACACAGCATACGGAGAGCAGTCATACGGGTCATGATCTGACCTTGTGCCTCGCCCCCCTCGTTGCTGTTGTAATGAGCCCAAAGGTTAAAGCCAGACCCACCCTCTTTGATAGCCTCGTAGAGCTTAGCGAGGAGGTCCTGTGAGATCTTACGGTACACAGCAGCACCCTTGGGGTCGAAGGGGACGGGGATGACCTGGTGGATGATGTCAGGGAGCTGGTCCTTGATGTCGTCACGAGTCTTGCGGATCATACAGTCCTGCATGCTACGGTGCATGACGTCCAGGTTTCTGTAGCGGGTGGCCTTGCCCCAGTTGTCACGGATGATGAACGTCGTGTCGAAACGCTTGAAGTCACCGAGCACCGACTTGTCTACGAACTCCATGATAGAGAACAGCTCCTCGGGGCGATTCTCAATGGGCTGTCCGGTGAGAGCAAAGCGGTAGGGTATGGCCTTACCAATCTTCTTGATGAGACGTGACCTCTTGGCTATTCGGTTCTTGATGATGGTGGCCTCGTCTACCACGATGCACTGGAAGCTCCCCATGAGAGTGTGGTCGTTGAGTAGAGTCTCTGCGTTGACGATCACGTACTTGTGGAGTGATGCCATGCGCCACTGACGCTGGCGCTGTGCCTTGGTACCACTGATGACAATGGCACGTGCGTCGGTGAACTTCTTGATCTCCTTGAGCCACTGGTACTTGAGGGAGGCGGGGACGACCACGAGACAGCGGTCTACCTCTCCCATGTCGTCCAGCTCCTCCACTGCAGCCAGTGCTGTGGGAGTCTTACCTGCACCCATGACCATACCCAGGAGCATCTGCCCCCGGTCTACCATCTTCTCGACAGCTTCGGCCTGGTAGTCGTACAAGGTACCTTTGAACGTCACGAGACAGGCTCTTCCACGTGCACTAGATCCGCTGCCCACGAACGGTGGCGGGGGCATACAAGGTACACTACCTCACCGTCGTCATAAGAGTACGCAGGCTCCAACAGGCAGTCTGGGTAGTCGCAATCTACGGTGTCTTTGACTCTCATGGTGTCACTTTCAGTCTGGCTAGTCCGTCGAGGATCTCTGCGTCGGTCATGTCTCCCATGTCCTTGACGCTGAGACCATCATAGTTCCAGAACCTAACACCTTTACGGAAGGATGGCAACTGCCTATGCTGAGTGTGCTTCTTGGACCCCCTGCCCACCAGGCGGTTGGTCTCTCTGATACCCTCGTGGTCATTGTCCAGTGCCAACACCAGGCGGTCGAAGCGGTCCACCAAGAGGTTGATCTGCAGCTGACTCATGTCAGCACCGAAGCTGGCTACCGCTGAGTACTCATCTCCCTTGTAGACAGTGTGGAACCTGGCTACGTCGAAGGGGGACTCTAGCAGAATGGCAGTGGGGGCCGACGCACGTTCGATACCGAACAGAGTAGAGCCCTTGTGCATACCAGATGGCTTGTTGAGTACTAAGCCTACCTTCTTCTCTTGCCAGCCCAGTAGTACTCCTTTGGGGGAGATGACAGGGAGAACAGACGTTCGATCAACTTGGTTCCACTTGATGCCAAACCGCTTGGCGATATCGGCTGTTATCATGCGACGGTCGAGTATGGCCTGGGGTAGCTGTTCGAACGACACGTACAGCGCCCAGTCGGCGTCGGGCTCAAGCTGGTCGTCCTCGTACTCCTCGGTGCGGAGCCTTTCGATACCTTTAGATGCAAGGTACCGCTGGACGGTGGCTACATGTTGTGTGTCCCCGGTCAGCTGGGACACAAGATACGGGAGGTTACCTCTGGCTCCGCACGTGAAGCAGTGCCATAGCCCAGTATCGATGTTCATGTACCAGGAGTGTCGTGAAGACTCACGCCCCTTGTAAAGGTGGTGCACCGGGCACCGGGCGTTGATCTCGTCCCCGGTCTGCTTATGGACGTCCACGCCCATATCTTCCAGCACCTCAATGATGTCGTCGCTCTTGCTAGTCATAGCTTGGGTTGCTCTCGTCGTCACTCTCGTGTACTTCTTCGAACTCCATGGTAGACCAGTCCCATTTCACGTGCACTGGCTGGTTGGCACCAACCGTACGACCCTCCACCACCCTGATGATCGACTGATTATCGATGTCAGGGTTGCGCTCCACGCCGAGCAAGAGGTCAGCGTCCTGTGCCCACGATGAGGTGTAGCCGAGAGAGTCAGAGGTGACCTCACGGGTACGGGAGTTACGCAGCTTGCTGGGAAGCACCTGTGTGCTGCCTACCACTGGGATGTCGTTGTGCTGTGCCATCCTCTTGCTGCCACGAGTGAGATTGGTGAGTGCCTGGGGGGACCCTCTGTCTTCCCCTTCCTCATCGTCCATCATGTACATACCGTCGATGAACACCACGTCAGGCTTGTGCTCCTGAATGAGTCCGTCCACGGCGGAGAGGGTGGTCATCCGTGAGGAGTCTTCGGACATGATGAACTCGTGCTGGTTCTTGAGTAGGTTCATGTGCGCCTTGATCCTCTGCATCTCATCGTTACTCAGGTTCCCAGACAGGATGTTGTCATAGGGGACGTGCGCACGGAGAGCGTCGAACCTGGCCTGCTGTTCCTCGTTGCTCATCTCAAACGAGAGGAACAGGGGGCGGAGGCCGTGGGCGTGGGCAGCCATGGCCATGATGAGCATGAAGAGGCTCTTTCCTCTCTTGGGCTCACCTGCTAGGACGATGAACTGCTGGGGACGAAGTCCGTGGGTGATACGATCCAGACCGTAGAACCCAGTCGGGATACCTCTGATGGCGTTGGGCATTGTTCTCATCTCCTCGTACCTGTTGTAGCGCTCTTCCCACGTCTGCGTGATATCCACGTCACGGAGACGGCTCGTCTCAATGGTGGCCTTGCGGAGCCCTGCGTGCAGGATCTCAGTGGCCTTGTCAATGTCATCCTTCTCCAGGAGAGCTACAGCATCTGCCACTGCGTCGGTAACCTCCCGCTGACGGTAGCTGTCCATCAGTTCACGAGCCAGACCGTTCATCGTCTCGGAGCTGACGTCCGGTAGTGACACGTCGCTGTATCTCTTGAGGAAAGCACGCTCGGATGGAGTCTGCCCGGACTGACGGTACTCCGTCAGCATCCACTCGTAGATCTTCTCCCACTCACCTGTGAAATGCGTGGGGCGCAAGCCGTGGCGGATTGCTTCTTCTAGTGAGCGGTCTTCGATGGATCGTGCGATGACCAGTGCTTCTACGCTGGCCACTCAGAACCCCCACGTCTGTGTCGGAAGTACCACGGTGGCACGCACGCCGAAGTACTGAGCGTCGTGCTCAGAGGTGGTGTAGAACTGGTGGATGTCCCTGTCGAACTTAATGATCTCAGCTAGATCCATGTAGTCGTAGGCTGGGTGCACCGTGCAGATAGCTCCACGCCTGGCCAGGAACGCTTCGATGTCATCAAGAAGCTCCTCCTCCATGTAGGTGTACACCTCCACACGCACCTGCAGCTTGGTGGTGAGATGGATGAGCGCTTTCATGGGCATCTCGTTCACCTGCCAGCGGCGTGCTGTCCTGATACTTTTGCGACGGCGTGGGAATATCCCACGCTTCTCCTCTTCTTCCTCGGGGACAGTCACAAGCAGCCCTTCGAACATGCACCCAAGAGTGAGCACAGTGTCAGCTGCAATGTCGTTATCTTCCATGATAGATCTCCGTGTACTCGTTGAGGGGGCCAGCCACTCGCTGGCCGTACTTTGTGATGATGTCCGTCGAGGGGATATCAGATGTAATGATGGTGCTAAGTCCCATCTCAAAGCGGCGACGAATCAAACTACCCAGTTCGTGGCGAGCAAACTCAGTCAAGCGCTCCTGTCCCACACCGTCAAGGATGACGATATCAAACACCCCCTTGATGTACTTGACCAGATGGGGGGAGGACCACATCTCTGGCAGGTCCCCTGAGTTGTCGAACGTGTCCTTGATCATCTCCACGTACTCGTCAGCAGACACGAAGCGAGCAGATAGCTGGTGCCTACGCACCGCCTCCATGGCAGTCTTGACAGCTAGCGTGGTCTTCCCAGTGCCTGACTTGCCAACGATGAAGTAGTTGCCTCCCTCTTCGAAAGGGAAAGTGGCTGTGTGGGGGTCCTCTACGTAGCGCTTGGGGGCCTTGATGAAATACTCTCTGTGCTCTGGGGGCCTGTTCCTCCACCACTTAGCACTCTGCCAGGTGGTTGGCATGATGGGGGGCGTCACAGAAGGAACGCCCATGCTACGGCAGAGATGAGCGCAAGAAGCGCAACAAACTCAGCTACGGCAAGAAGGGACTCCTTGATGACGAACCTGATCATAGCTTTGTCACCACCCATACAACGAACGCCAGTACTAACAGGGAGGTGACGCCGACTACTCCCAAGGCAATCTGCTCAGCCACCTCTCCTGCTGCTGTTTCTACGGCTACTAACATGTGATTATGCTCCTTGTGCAATGGCGATGGCATCGGACAACGATGCCTGTTTGGTCCTTGCCTTACCACGCTTCATGATCTCGGCAGGGACAGTGGGCACTAGTTCTAGCAGACGGGTTGACTGTGTGTCAACTGTCTTCCAGTTCCAGTGAAGCTGCTCCGTGAACTCACGGATAGCGTCGGTCGGGTCCTCGTGAAGGGTGAGGATGTCAGCAACCACCTCTGGGTAGCTATACAAGGCGTCAAGTCCTTCGATCATGACAAGCCTCTTGTAGTCAGCTGCCACGACATCGTCCCAAGGAAGGTCGTCACGGGGGGCGAAGCTGTCAGCTATCCACTGCAACACAGAGTTGGAGGTCTTGACAAACGTTCCTGCTAGTAGCTGCCTTTGAAAGGCCTTATTGCAGAACGGAAGAACGGGAGTACCAGAACGTTGAGCGGCTGGGGTGTCCCAATAGCGGTCGATCATACGTTCCAGGTCCGACATCTCGTAACCACTCTCCAGCAGTTTGCTGAACTGCCGACCAAGGATGGAGCGGTGGGTGTCATCCATGATAGAGCACATGGTCTGCTTGTGGTGGACTCGAAAGAGCCAGATCAAGTGCTCCACGGGGTGACGTGGATTGGGGGACCAGCCTGGACCATTCGTGGCCTTGCCTCCCTTCGTTACGTACCCAGCGGTAGAGTTGCCGATCAGCCACTCCAGGTCAGGGTTCTCCTTGGTCGTGTTCTCGTCTGGGTCTGCGCCTAGTGTCACCATGGGATCATCCACCCTATCACGTTGTGCCGGTCTACTGATTACTCTCATACTCTCCTCGTACGGTATTCCCACTCGACCTCCGCCATGCGTTGGCCGGTCTCGTCATCGGTCCACTCCTTGACGTGGCCCCTCTTCTCAGTGATGGTCATACCGAGGTAGGGGGACGACTTCGAAAGAGTGGGGCCGGTGAATATACCACGGTCGTTGTTGTATGTGTGGTGATAAGTGGGATACGTGTCCTCTTTTACTGAGTGCTCCACCCAGTAGGTAGTCCACTCTCGTGGTTCGAACCAGTCGATGATACGGTAACTGGGAGCTGTGACGTGGTGAGTGACCCCCTCCTCTAGGGGGCCTGCGACCAGGGGCTCATCGAAGATGATCTTCTTCATGACGCCATCTTGACGAGCACGGCCCACATGCCGGGACGGGCGTCGGGTGGGAGAGTGATGGATTCTCGGGCTTCCAGTCCGTCCCAGAGCCAAGTGCGAACAACGCTTCCGCCCAGACCTGATTGGACGTTGTACGTGACGACTCGCCCAGGGATGTCCTTGCTGCCCGCTTCCTCCACGATCGGCAGTACCATGCCGGGGACGACCGAGACACGGTGAGTGATCGGAACGAATGGAAGATTGAACGCATCGGCCAGTTCAGCGTTAAATGGTTCCACTTCCACGGTGAACGTGTGTCGGCCGTCGATGCAGTCGGTGCAGTCGCCCTCTGGTTCAGCGAGGTCAAGGTCGCCGCCGCAGGTGTCGCACGGGCGGTCGAGAGCCATCCACCACGGCCAGCCACCCATCTTGGCGTGGTTGGCCAGCACGCACCACGCTGTGCCGTCGTCATTCAGTTGGAACGATGTCGCCGGTATCATAGCACTACCTCCTTGTAGGCACCCCAGGACTGGCAGTCCCAGCCGGTGTAGTCACAGCCACCAACGATCACAATGATGCGTCCACTGGCTAGAGTTACCTTCCAGTGCCAGTCACGCTCATCGTTGGTACCAATCTGGAGGCACTCAACGTCAGAGAAGTTGGCGAACATCAACTCATCGATGTTGTAGGCGATGCAGGTGGCAAGGTCGTAACCCTCCTCGCCAGGAAAGGTCCGCTCTAGGAACGCCCCCCAGTCGTAGCTGTTGGTCCACTTCTGGTCCACGTCCAGTCCTTCTAGGCGTACGATCTTGTTGATGTCCTTGCTCATGGGGACGAACCCTACAGCATGAAGAGAAGGGACGCAAGTGGTTGTGACCATGGTCACAACAAGGGTCCTCACAGAGACATAGGTCTCGCCAGACTTCGGACACTCGGACTCGCTCCGCTCGTCCTGTTTCTCTTGGTGGGTTACCAGTCTTTGAGAGCTGGTACTTGTAGTTGAACCATTGTTCGTTTGGTAGTTCTAAACCCCATGAGTGTCCTCACGTCCGTCTATTCTAGTAGCGTTGTCAAGTGCCCTGG